TTCGGCGGCGACAAGACAGCGACCGCCGGCGACCTGACCATCATCTTCCCGACCGCCGACGCCAGCAACGCCATCATCCGGCTCGTTTGATAGCAGGAGGCGACCATGGCCGGGTGGGGTATAGGGCCATGGGGTGAAGGCGCATGGGGCATCGGCGATCCGAATGCCGATGTAGACCTGACGGGCGTCTTTGCGACCGGCACGCTCGGGACTTTGACGGCCGGGGTTAACGGTTACGCGTCGCCGACGAGTGTAAGCGCGGCAGGCGCGCTGGGTGATTTTAGCGTCACAGGAACTGCGAACATAGACCTGACAGGTGTCATCGCGACTCTGGCTCAGGGCGACTTGACGGTGACAATTAGCGTCAGCGCTATACTTACCGAGGTCTTCGCCACGGCAACACTTGGCGACCTGACCGTCGAGGCCGATACGAACATCTTCCCGACAGGGGTCTCTACACAAGGGCGCGTCGGTAGTATACTCATCTGGAACCCGATACCGCCCGGACCTTCCGGCGGTTGGGTTCCGGTAGGCGCCGGGCCCTCCGGCGGGTGGACCCCGGTGGTGACATGAACGTTAGAGGCGACTGATGGCAAGCACATACTCCCCTTCCCTCCGGCTCGAACTCATGGGCACCGGCGACCAGTCCGGTACGTGGGGCGTCACCACCAACACCAATCTCGGCACGCTGCTTGAGCAGTCCATCACGGGCTATCTCAGCAAGGCCATGGCGGACACCAACCAGACGCTGACCAGCCTTGACGGCGCCAGCGACGAAGCGCGCAACATGGTGGTCGAGGTCACTGGCGCGCTCACCGGCGCCAAGAACGTCATCGTCCCGACAGCCGAGAAGATTTACCTCGCCAAGAACTCCACCACTGGCGGGTTCGCGGTGACCTTCAAGACCTCTGCCGGTACTGGCGTCGCCGTCGCGGCGGGCACCGCGCAGTGGGTCTATTGCGACGGAACCAATGTCGTGCAGGGGCTGAGCGGCACAATGGCCACGCAGGCTGCGTCCGGGGTGGCCATCACCGGCGGAACGATAGCCGGGCTGACGACACTGACCATGGCTTCCGGTGCCGCCACGCCAGCGACCAACGACGCCGCTGCGCTGGGTACATCGTCGCTGATGTGGGCCGACCTCTTTCTCGCTTCGGGGGGTGTCATCAATTGGAACAACGGCGACGTGCTGATCACGCACTCGGCTAACACCCTGGCGTTCACCGGGGCGTCCTCGGGCTATACGCACGACGCCGCTGTTCTGCCTTCAGCCAATGACGCCGCCGCGCTCGGCAGCGCGACGGTATCGTGGGCCGACTTGTTCCTCGCCTCGGGGGGCGTCATCAACTGGAACAACGGCGACGTGTTGATCACGCACTCCGCCAATCTGCTCGCCTTCAGCGGCGCGACATCCGGCTACACGTTTGATGTGCCTATTGCAGTGGCTTCGGGCGGGACAGGCCTGGCCACGCTGACCGCCAACAATGTCATCCTCGGGAACGGCACGTCCACTCCCGGGTTTGTTGCCCCGTCCACCTCCGGTAATGTGCTGACCAGCAACGGTACTACATGGGTGTCGAGTGCGCCGGCGGCGGGGGGCCAGCCCATTCCAACGTCAAGCACGTGGCAGATCGGTGTTGTGGTTCTGCTCCAGAACCTTAGCGGCAGTAACATGTCGAACAACACGTCATACGCCGGGTCAAACTTGCGTGGGGGCACGTGGGCCAGTGCCGGAACGTGGACTGCAACATCCACACCCTCAGGCACGTACCTTCAAATATCAGGCGGGAATATTGGCGCCAACGGCATCGGCATGTTTGTGAGGACCGCATAATGCAACTGATCAACGTACTGTCAGCAACCTACACTGCCGTTGACGGCTGGCTTGACCTCTCGATTGAGGCCGATATTGGCAATGGCACCGAAACCCTGCCGTACACCTACGCGCCGGGGGAGAGTCATGGCCTTGGGCCGCAGGTTGCTGCATGGCTTGCGGCCAACCCGGGATTGAAGCCTGCACCGTACGCACTGCAGCCTGTTGGCAGAGACGCAGTAAAAAAAGAGGCCGCGCGCCGTATAGCCGAGACGGGTATCGGTTGGATGGTCGAGCGCGAAGTGTCCGGCGGCGCGCTAATTCCGCAGGCGGTAAAGGATGCTTGCGCGCTGATCCGCGAACGTTCGAACGCTATCGAAACACTGAGCCCTATTCCGCACGATTTCACCGACGACAAATACTGGCGCTAACCCAAGCAGACCCTAATGCCAGAACCGATCAAGATCCAGTTTCGCCCCGGCATAAACCGTGAGACCACGGATTACGCCAACACGGGCGGTTGGTACGACATCAACCTGGCGCGCTGGGTCAGCCAGACTCCCCAGTCTATGGGGGGCTGGCAGCAGTTCACTATCGAGCCCGCGCAAGGGACCTTCCGCAGCCTGTTCCCTTTTGCAACACTGAACGGCACCGAGTTCTATGGCGCTGGAACCAACCTGAAATACTACCTCGTTCGCGGCAACACGCTGGTCGACATCACGCCGATCCGGCGGACAGTGACACTGGCCAACAACCCGTTTGCCATTACCAATGGCAGCGCCATGATGACTGTCACAGATGTGGCCAACGGTTCAGTCGTCGGGGATTTCGTCACCTTTTCGGGCGCGGCCACCATCGGCGCCAGCAACGTTACCGCCGCGGTATTGAACGCTGAGTACCAGATCGTTTCCATTCTGAGCGATGATACCTACACGGTAACTCTGCCAGTCACCTCCGACACGACCAGCGCCGGGGGTGGCGGCGCAGCTGTCGAGGCGGGGTACCAGATCAACGTCGGGCTTGATACGAGTGCCAACGGCAACGGCTGGGGCACAGGTCCGTGGGGTTCAGGCGGATGGGGTGAAGGCTCGGACACGTTCGTCCCGACTGACGCGCTGCGCCTGTGGTCCGAGGATAACTTCGGCGAGGACTTGCTTTATAACCCTCGCGGCGGCGGTATCTACTACAAGGACATGAGCGCTAACGTAAACGATCGCGGCGTTGATATCACGACCTTGGGTAACGGTCCGAGCACAGCGCTGCAGGTGGCGGTCAGCGATAACAGCCGTCACGTACAAGCCTTCGGTACCATCAGCCTCGACACAGGGTTGCTCGATCCACTGCTGATCCGATGGTCCACCTCTGAAAATATCGCGCAATGGATTCCGAACACGACCAATACGGCTGGCAGCCTGCGCATTGACAGCGGCTCGTCGTTCGTCAAGGCTGTCGAGACCACCACCGAAACGCTGGTCTTTACCGACGTCTCGCTGCATTCGTTCCGCTACGTCGGGCCGCCTTTCACCTTCGGCCAGGTCCGGATCGGTACCAACATCAAATTGATCGCCCCGAACGCTGTCACCAGCACCGGCGCGATCACAGCGTGGATGGCGGTAGGGCTGTTCCAGTGGTACGACGGCGTGGTCCGCGACATGCCCTGCGATATCCGCACTTACGTGTTCTCGATCCTGAACACCGATCAGCAGGAAAAGATCAGCGCCGGCGTCAACCGCCGTTACAAGGAGTTCATTTGGCTAATGCCGGTGAACGGCGCGACCGAGTGCAACTTCTATGTCATCTGCAACTTCGAAGACCCATCGAACCTGATCTGGTACTACGGGTCCTTCAACGAGGCTGGGCGCACGGTCTGGCTGGATGCCTTCTTCCAGGACCAGCCGTTGGCTGCGGCACCGGATGGGTACCTCTACTTGCACGACATCGGCGCCACAGACCAGTCTGTTGAGCCGCATGCCATGCTCCAATCCTATCTCCGCTCATCGGTGTTCGAGCTCGGCACCGGCGGTGACTTCATGCTGGTGTCGCGCACCATACCGGACATGAACTTCACGGGTTCGACGGCCACCAATCCGTCGGTCAACATCACGTTTGACAAGCGCGACTACCCGGGCTCTGCGTTCGTTGTCGGCCCCGACGACCCGGTAACGCGCACGGTGGAACTGCCCGTCGAACAATACACCCCCAAGATCGACAAGCGCTTCCGGGCGCGGTCGGTGTCCATCGGTATCGAGACGACTTCAACTGGGACGCTCTGGCAGCTCGGCGTCCCGCGTCTCTATGCCAGCCCAGACGGGCAGCGCTAAATGGCCGGCCCCAACCAGATCCCTATCCGGCCAGCGCCGCCCCGCGCACCGGCGCAGTTTTCGGAGAACTGGGTCAACGAACTGAACAGGTGGTTGACCAGCCTGAGCGAGGCCCAGGCCGGGTTCCTCTTCGTTCGAGTGGCGGGCATGTACTGGCCGTCGCCGCCGACCAGCGGTTACGGATTACAGGCTGGTGAAGTTTTCTCGAACGATGGTATACTCACTGTCGTACAGGAAGACGACATTTGGGCGGGCGGGTTCTCCGCCACGGTCGAGCTCGGAACATTGACGGTTACGGTGTAGAGGACAGCATGGCCAAACTCGACAACACCAGCAGGACGTCCTCGGACAAGAACAATTCCAGAAGCTCGTCCAGTTCGACGAAAACATCTTCGTCCTTGAGCAGCACATCAAGCAAGTCTTCAACCAAGGCCACGCCGGGTAGCCGAACGTCGTCTTCGCTGTCGTCGTCATCGTCGTCAAACAAACTTAACAAAACCACGTCCAAACCTGCCGCGGCAAAGAACACGACTGGCAGCCTGTCGAGCGGAAATTCCAGCGGTTCGGGCAGCAAAAGCAACGCAGCCAAGACTAACCGCCCCTCCATGGCAGCGGGCGAGCGCAACGCAGGTGTCAACGTCAAAGGTGTTTCGCGCACTGACCCGGTTTTTGACCGTGGACCGACGTGGTCGCAGTTCGATGATTTCGTCGAGGCAACGCGACCGACCAAGGACGGCGGGCGACGGAGTGATATCGGCGGCGGGGCGCAACTCGCAGACCTGATCGCCATGCAGACGCCTGGGGCCCGGCTGGCAGCGTTCAACCCGATGGCGCAGGATACGTACGGGAACGGCGTGCCGTTAGACCCGTTCGCCGAAGCGGCGGACTATCGCGCTGCCAAGATCGCTGAACGTGAGGCGGCGGGCGTGCCCGCGTCTGGACCGATCGACTGGGGCGCGGTTCTCTATGACATGAACGCCCCGTACCGGGCGCGCGAAGAAGAAGCCGGTGGCGCGCCATTCGCGGGCGCCGTCGACTGGTCCGGTATCGGCGCAGCCATGTTTGGCGGCGCGGGCACCGATGAGAGCGACTACGCCCAGTTCCTGGCGAAGGCCGGACTGCCGCCCGACTTCGACCCCGGTGCCGTCGGGCCGTCCTCGCGCGGCGGGCAGCGCCGCCCGGCCACCGTAGATCCGGTCACTGGCTACGCCATTGACCCGGTGACCAACACGGCGTACCGGCCCGGCTCGACGCAGATGGCTATGAACGACCGGTTGCCGCAAGGCGAGCAAGGGATGCCGGACCCGACAGCCCTCCCCGGGCAGACGACCAACCCGTTCATCGGGCTCAAGCAAGGTATCGAAGCCGAGCAGCGCCGCTTGGCCGGGATCAGCGACGTGGCCATGCCGCGTCCCCGCCCAGGCTATGTCGGCGCGCCGATCGAAACCGCTATGCTCCCCGGACAGGTGGAAGGCGGCCCGATGCCCACCCCGGAAGCCGACGCTGGCGTTGCGGCGTTTGCGCCCCCGCCCAAGAAAGAACCAACAATATGGGATAATGTCGTCGACATGGGCGGCGGGCTGCTCGAGCACACCGGCCTCGGTGGCGCGGTCAAGGCGCTGTTCCCTGACGTGTGGTACGGGGCGGGCGAGGCGCTCAAAGGCGCCAAGGGCGGCAAGACGGATAACAGCCTGCCGCCGAAATCGTTGTCTGAACCTATCCGCGACCGCAGCGACAACAACGGCAGCAAGACGCCGCGCCCCACAACCCCCGCGCCGTTCCCGGACCTCAATAACAACGGCATAGATGATCGGCTGGAAGGCTACACACCGCCCCCGCCCGGCACGCCGACCAACCAGTATGGCCGCCCGGGCAGCGTGCTATTCCCCGACATGCCGCCCTATAATCCAGGGCGCGATAACGAGTGGCTCTATTTCCGGCGCAACGCCTTGGCTGAAGGCGGTGAGGTTGACCCCATGGCCAGCGACCCGCGCATGGCTATGATCGCTGACGTCGAAGACGTGCTCGAGGACATTGCAGCGGGCAAGAAACCTGGGCCTGAAGACGAGAGGATCTTGCGCGAGTTTGTGGCTCAGTTTGGCGACGACGCTTTGCGCGCGCTCAATGACCGCGTCAAGGGCGGCAACAAGATGCGCGGCCCGCGACTTGTCGAAGGGCCAGGCACCGAGACCAGTGATTCCATTCCGGCCGTTATCGAGGACGCCCCCGGCGGCCCGCAGCCTGCCGCGCTGAGCGATGGTGAGGTTGTCATTCCCGCCGACGCTGTGCGCGCCGCTGGTGACGGGGACCGGCAGAAGGGCGCCGAACAGTTGATGGCGTTGAGCGACATGCTGGTTGAGGGCCGATGACGTGGACCATGAGCGTCATACCGCCCGAAGGTGTCGAGCTGTTCTGGCCGCAGGTCGAGCGGCTGCTGGCGCTGGCCACCGCCTATTCGGGCGGCCGGATGACGGTCGAGGATCTGCGCGAACGCATGCTCGACGGGCGGTATCTGTTATGGGTGGCGCACGATGGTGAGGCCATCCGCGCAGCCTTTGCTACCCGCACGGCGGTCTATCCGCGGCGTAAAGTTCTCGTCGTCGAGTGTGCCGGCGGCGTGGGTCTGCGGGAATGGATCGAGCTCGTGCAGCAGACGTTCCGCAACTTTGCCCGCGATAGCGGGCTGGACGGGGTCGAAATGTACGGGCGCCCAGGTTGGACCCGTGTACTTTCTCGCTATGGATGGAAGCGCGCAATGGTGGTAATGGAAGTAGACCAGCGCGCAGTGGACACGCCGCGCAACGCAGGAGGCGGAAATTAAGGGCGGCGGCGACACCACAACCACAACCAACACCGGGGCGCTCCCCGATTATATCAAGCCCTATGTCGACGAGTACCTCAAGATGGGTCAGTCGGCGGCGAAGCTTCCGTACCAGACCTACAACAATCCGCGGTTGGCCAACTTCTCGGGCGAGACCAACACCGCCTTTGACATGGTCAAGAACCAGGCCGCCGCCGGTACGCCGGGTATCGACGCCGCCGTGACCTCTGCCGGTAACGTTGCGGGCTACCAGGCGCAAGGTATTCCGGGCACCGACCTGACGCCCTACATGAACCCCTATATTAACAACGTTCTGGACGTGCAGAAGAACCGCGCGACGCAGAGCTTCCAGGAACAGCAGGCAGGCCGTGACGCCGCCGCTGTTGCTGCCGGGGCCTTCGGCGGCGATCGGCGCTTCGTGCAGGACAGCCTCGCCCAGCGCGACCTGAACCAGCAGATGCAGGAGATGGACGCCACCGGCCTGGCTGCAGCGTTTGATCGCGGCACCAGCCTGTTCCAAACCGACGAAGAGAACCGCCGCCTCGGTACCGCGCTCGGCTTATCCGGCGCGCAGACACAGGGCGCGCTGTCGCAGACGCAGCAGGATATGAAGCTCGGGCTGGCCGAAGCACTCTCCGGCGTGGGCGCCAAGAAGCAGCAGCGCGAACAGGCCGGGCTCGATATGGCCTACCAGGACTTCACCAACCAGCGCGATTACCCCAAACAGCAAGCCGAATTCTACCGGTCCATTATCAGCGGCACGCCGGTTACGCCGTCCCAGACCAGTTCGACCACCACGCCGGCCCCCGATTTCCTGTCGCAGCTGCTCGGCCTTGCCGTCGGCGGCGCGGGGATCTGGGACCTCTTGAAGTAGCGGGCGCAGCATGGCCAACCTGATCGAACAGATGAACACACTCAAGGGGCTGGACGACAGCGCCTTGCAGAACGAAGTCCAGATGCCCTCTGGCGCGGCCCCGCCGTTCCTTGTGCTCACCGAGATCAATCGCCGCAAAGATATGCGGCAGCGTTTCGACGCGCAGAAAGCCAAGCAGAAACCTTCGACAACCGTGGCCGAGGACATCACCTTCGGCCTTCCCGCCGCGCCGCCATCGGCTGCGCCCGGGGGGCTGGGTGACGCCGCTGCGCAAGCGGGCCCCGCCATGCCGGGGTTCGCGAATGGCGGTCTGGTAGACGCCGCCATGTACGCCGACGGCGGCCCGGTCAATTACAGCGATATCGCGGGCCGCTACAACGAGCGGTTGAGTGGGCTGTCCGAAGACAAGGACCGTGCCCGCGCGCTCGCGCTGCTGGCCGCCAGCGCCGGTATCCTTGGCGGTGGATCGTCGAACACGCTCAAGAATGTCGGCGCCGGTATCGGGGCTTTTGCCGGGTCCTATGGCGATGCGCTCAAGACCATCGACAGCCAGGAACTGGACCTGCTGCGCGGGGCCACGGGTATTGAACAGTTGCAGCAACAGTCGGATATGGCGTTGCTTGACCAGAATTTCCGTGAGCGCCAGCTGGCGTCGCAGGATTCACGGATGACGCAGGACAGAAAGCCGGCGGCTGTCGTTGAGTTCGAGTACTACCAAGGGCTCGATGACGCCGGGAAGAAAGCCTACCAGGAGCGCAACCCGGCGTACAACCCGAACGCGGTCACCAACTCTGAACGGCTGGCCGACGACCTCGACAAGATCTACGCCGACGCGCAGAAGCTGTTCCCGATTACCGAGTATGACGCCCCGGACGTGGCCGCAGCCAAACAGCAGAAGGCACAGGCCGCCGCGTATCAGCGCATCGTCGCGTCGCGCGGTAAACTGATCGCCGACGAGTGGGCGGCAAACCAGGGTCTTTCCCTCGGGGACATTGTTGTCGGCGGTACGCCCGACGTGGTAGATGAGAAGGACCCGCTCGGTTTAGGACTCTGACATCATGGCGATGACGCTTGCTGACGTTCGTGCGAAGTACCCCCAGTACAAGGACGTCGATGATCAAGCCCTGGCGGACGCCATCTATAACAAGCACTACGCTGGCAAGGATCGGCGCGAGTTCGACGCCCGCGTTGGCCTGAAACCCTACCAGAATTTCGGCGAAGCCATCGGCACGGCGGTCGGCAATATCCCCGCCGGCGTCGAGCGGTCCAAATACCTGCTCGGTGAAATGATTGCCGACACGGCGTCGCAGGCCATCGATCCTCGCCAGCAGATGGGCTTCACCCCGCCGCTCAAGGTTGAGCCGGGCGCGCCAGTGGCGGACCTGCTGGCACAGCCCGCCGCCATGGAAATCCCCGCTGCTGGTCCGGGCAATCTCTTGCCAAAGGACATGCAGCGCGCGCTCGGGCGCAAGGCGGCAGAGGTTTCCCTGAGCCAGCAGCTTCGCCGCGCCGCGCCTGACGCCGCGCTTCAGGCCAACGCCCTCGATGTCGCTCCCGGGTCACTTGAAGAAGGTGTGGCGGGCGGCGTCGCCGGCGCGGTCGAGATGGCTGCGCCCATGGCCGCGTCGATCCTCGTGCGTAACCCCGCGCCCCTCGTCACCTATTTCACCGCGCGCACGGCAGGCGATACTTACGGCACGGCCAAGGAAACCGGTGCGCCTTATAACCAGGCCATTGCCGGGGCGGCGCTGAACGCGGCGGCTGAAGCGGCTACCGAAGCGCTCGCAGGTAAGGTGTTCCTTGACGGCGGCAAGACGCTGGTCGGCAGCGTGCTCAAGGGCGTCGGCACCGAGGCCCTGACTGAAGGCGCGACAGAGGCGCTGCAGGCGCTGGTTGATTCCGGTGTGCTCGGCGTTGACATGACCCTCACCGACGCCCTGAACCGCGTCAAGACCGCCACAATCGCGGGCGGTATTGCGGGCGGTATCGTCTCCCCGATCACGCATGTTGCGCGCGGCCCCGGTGAACCGGAAGTCAGCCCGGCCATGGTCACCGCGCCTGAACCGGAACCCGACGCGCCGATCGAAGACCGTGTCGCGCTGCCCGGCCCGCAGACCATGCTGGCGTTGCCGAGCCCGGAGCAGTTCAAGGCTCCGGAACTGCCGCGCCGCCAGCCCGCCCCGCCGCGTCGGGAGGAACCCAAGCCCCCGACAGAAGACGAGATCGATTACCAGTCGCGTGTTGCCCTGCAGCGGACCCGGCAGCAGGAAACCGCCGAGCTCTTGCAGACGGCGCGCGAGACCATCACGCCGCTCGGGACGTTTGATATCAAGGACGTCGACACGCTGGCCGCGCCTGCGCCGGAAACGCGGACGCAGAACGGTCAGGTACAGGTCAAGCACGGGCGCAACGGTAAATGGCACAACGCCACGATGACGCCGGACGGGCAGATCGTCAGCCCCGGCGCTGACGCCGACATGCGCGCCGAGCAGCAGTCTATCGCGCAGCGCATCCGCGCCCATCGTGTCCGCACCGGCCGCCCGGTCGAGGCCCCCATCACCATCGAAGAGATGGCCCGGGCCAAGGTACCGCAGCGCCAGATCGACGCCGTGATCGCCGCTCGTCGGCCCATGACCAACGGTGGGGCGTTGACGGCGCTCGACATCATGCGTACCGCCGACGCCAAGAACATCATCCCGACCGACAGCAATTTCGCCGAGCTGGCTCTGCGCACCACCGGGCAGCGCAACGTGCAGCGCATGACCCAGGCCCAGCTCAACGCGCTCAAGACCACGCTCGACGCCATGCCGGCGCACGCCACGCCGGTCACCGTGCCGCTGGCTGAACAGAGCCCGTTCACCGATGAGATGTACGGCAAGGCCGTCGACGCCATCCGCCAGCAGGGGCGCTATACCGCGGCGGCCATCAAGGACGCGACGGGGCTCAAGACCGTCAAGGATGTTGACGCCGTCCGCGACGCCATGGTGCGCCGTGGCCAGTTGATCGAGCGCGGCAAGGGCGATTACCGCCTCTATGATACGCTCGGTGTCGAACGCCAGACGGTTCCCGAGGACCTGCCGCCGGGGGCCTTCAAGGAATACACCATGCGCCGGGTGCCGGTCAGCAAGGTGCGCGTCACGCGCGACGGTAAGTCGGCGGGCACGTTCTCGTCAGCCGCCGAGGCGCGCGCCGAGGTCAGCAAGATCCGCGCCAAGGACAAGGCCGCCGGCGTCAAGATCGAGCCCGCCGAAGAGACGGCGTGGGGTGTCATGGAGAACCGCTACGACGAGCAGGGTAACCTGCTCGGGTCGGTGGTGGTTGATTCGCATCGCGACGAGGTCGCGGCGCAGAAGGCGCTCGAACAGTTGAACGCGCCGCCGGACACCGGCGCGCGTTACACGCAGACCGCCGTCGCGCCGAACCTGTCAACCGACCCCGCTGCCCCGGCGCGCCCCCGCGCACCGATGCCCGCGCCTTTCGCTGGCCGCCTGCCCGAGATCGTCAAACGCCTGAACGCCCAGGCTCGCGAACGCAAACTGCCGCTGCTCGGCGTGCGCGTGCAGATCAAGCCGAACCTGACCGCGCCGGAAGGCGAAGCGGTCGAAGGGTTCTATCTGCGCAAGCTGATCTCGCTGACCGCCCAGAACCTGACCCCTGAAATGTCGACGGACCAGATCGTCGAAAAGCTCGGCCAGGTCATGGACCACGAACTGATCCACGCCTTGCGGGCCGCCGACGTGCTCGGCCCAGAGACCGACGGATGGAAGACCATTGTCCGCTACGCCAAGCGCGCCAAGCGCCCCGGCAGCACCGAGTCCTATCTGGACTGGGCCCGGCGCAACTACGCCAATGTCCCTGGTTACGAGACCAATGATAGCATCGAGGAAGAGGCCATTGCCGAGGCGTTCCGGGCGTGGGCGTCGAACCGCCGTAACGTCACCGGCAAGCCCGCCACGGTCTTCCGGCAACTGGTCGAATGGTTCAAGCGCCTGATCAACACCGTGCCGCAGGAAGCCTTCATGGCTATCGAGAGCGGGCAGATGGTGCTCGACGCCTTGCGCCCGCCCGGCGGCGATCTGCCGCGCGCCAAAGCGACGCGCCAGATGGAAGCGGCCGCGACAGGGGTCAGCGAAGCGCAGCAGGCCAAGGATGAAAACCTTGTGCGCGTGCGCAGCCGCGAATATCTGCGGGCCCGTGAACAGGCGCGCGACGATCGGTTCGGCAGGTCCGGCCCCAAGACCGTACTCGGCACGACGCCGTCCAAGACCTACAATGTGGGCGAGGTCGGCGACGTCGCGCTGGCGCGATCCTTTGCCGATACCTACCGGCAACAGAACGGCGTCAGCGGCGAGCGGCCGATGACGCTGCTGCCCGTTGACGCCAATTACATGAAGCGCGTCGCTGACGCGCAGGCCAAGGGCCAGCACTCCCCCGGCGATCCGGCCGTGGCCAAGGCGTACCGCGCGCTGATCGACGAAACGCGGCACATGTTCCAGGCCCTCGGCCCGATCGAGGTTACTGCATGGGACGGGAACGGCGCGCCCTACGCCAGCCCGGCGGCCATGCTGGGCGACATCGCGGCCGGCAAACTCACCCTGCGCCTGTCCGACGAGATGTTCGGGCCGGGCGCGGATAACCCCGGGCATCCGCTCAACACCGCGTCGGGGCTCAAGACCACCGACGATCGGGTGCTGACCAACAACGACCTGTTACGCATCGTGCATGACGTCTATGGCCACGGCCAGTCCGGGTTCCGCGACGACGCGCGCGGCGCCTACAACGCCTATCATGAACATGCGCGCCTGCTCTCGCCCGAGGCCCGCCAGGCGCTGGCCACCGAGACGCTGGGCCAGCGCGCATGGCAGGAGTTCGGCCAGCACCTGCGCCGCCGCGACGGCACCGTGCCGCGTGAGACGGACGTCGACTATCTGCCACCGAACCAGAAAGAGTTCGCCGAGCAGAAGGCGTTCCTTATCGACGAGGATTTGATCAGCGCCGATCCCGGTTGGGCTATGGCCGAGAAGGCTTCGGGGGTGGAGGAGACACCGCGCTTCATGGTTGGCTACCACGGCACGCCACACAAGGTTGACCGGTTCAGCAAAGATAAGATCGGGACCGGCGAAGGCGCACAGGCCTACGGCTACGGGCTGTATTTCACAAGCAAGAAAGAGGTCGCGGATCATTACCGACAGGCGCTTTCGTACAAAAGCACGGTGAAAGAATTTAGAGACGCATTACCCGACGACGCTGATTTTGACGAGGTAATGGACCTCATTGGGACGGGCAGGTTCACGCCTTACCAAGAACGACTGCTGAAAGCCCTGAACGCCGACGGATGGCTGGGGTTCGACTATCCGTCGCAGGCTATATCTGCTGCGTACAGCAAGAATGTCGCAAACTGGGACCCGTCGCAAGAACTGCTTGACGCCGTTGCGGGTACCGGAAATCTGTACAAGGTTGACCTCCCAGAAGACAACGAACTGATGAACTGGAACGCCACGCTCGGCGCGCAGCCAACTGGGGTGCGTGCTAAGCTGGAAAGTTTTGGCCTGGATATGGGCCAGCTTGCCGCCGACCTGTTTGAAGGTGACGCCGCGGACCTGACCGGCGAGATGATCTACGAGGCTATCGCTGCGCAGGTAGCGCCAAGCGCCGACGGCAGCGGTAACCCTGCCGCGGCATCTGCCGCGCTGGCTGCGGCGGGCATCCCTGGGCACACCTATACCGGAAAGGACAGCGGCGCAAAGAACTATGTCATCTACGATGACAGCCGCATCCAGATACTCGAAGAGAACCCGAAGTTCTCCCGCTTCGACGAAGACCTCCCCGGCGGGCGCCTCTACGGCAACCCGGACCGCAGCCCCGGCGGCGCGCTGAGCAAGCCCGACACGCCCACCCCGGCCTTCACCAACGCCCGCCCCGCCAACCGCTTCTTTGGCGGCGAGATGGCCGAGCATCAATTGCAGATGGTGCGCACCGGCGAGCGGGGCGCGACCATGATCTATCTCAACCCGGAGGATTACCTTGCTCTTGCCGATACGCCTGAGAACCCGGAACAGGGAACGTTTGACGCGGCTATCGCGCAAGGCTTCAAGTTCTCAACTCTCCCGTCCCTCGTCATCGACGGCTACGCTGGTAACGTCCGTGCTGTTGCCGCAGACGGGGCTTATGCTGGACGTGCACTCGCTGCCGGGGGAGACGCCATCCCTGTCGTACTCTATCCGAAAAAGGGGGAATCCCTCGGCCTAGTCACGGCGCTCGAAGCGCCCGACGGTTCGCGTGTGCCGTGGCCCCGCGACGGGCGGCAGGAGAACTTCCCCGAGGTTCGCGGGCCACGTTACAGCGTGGGGTCTGAGGAGTTCCGGCGCTGGTTCGGCAATAGCGCCGTTGTCAATGCGGACGGTTCTCCGAAGGTGGTATTCCACGGCAGCCCGACCCGGTTCACGGCGTTCGATAAGAGCAAGATCGGCACTTCGACCGACACCGGTGACATCGGTGCGGGGTTCTATTTCACGCCGAACTTCATGCACGCGCAGGTCTATGGCGCGGATGAAGATGGTGTGCAGCGCAGCGAAAATGTCGCGCGCGTTTTCCTGTCGATCCAAAACCCCTTGCGCGAGTTCACGCCGGACTTCATGGCCGCCGTCGATCAGCGCGTAGGCGCTCAGCAGATGCCAGCCGAGACCAACAGTTGGACGTCCGTCGGTTCGTCGCCCGAAGGGTTCGCCGCTCAAGCTCGTTCGCAGGCGATCACGGCGGAAGCCTTAGCGCGCGGGTACGACGGCGTGTGGATGAACAATCCCCGCTTCGGCTATGAAGAGCTCGTCGCCTTCGAGCCGGCTCAGATCAAAAGCGCGGTGAACAACAACGGCCAGTACGACGCCACCAACCCGGACATCCGCTACAGTATCAACGCCCCGTTCGGCGAGCGCGTCCCCGACACCGAGCCGGGGCCGATGCGCAACATCGTGCGCCAGCGGGTCGACGGCTGGGTTGGGCGGGCGCTCCAGAACATTGGCCGGAACAAGCGCAGCCTACCCGTGGTCGGCTCGATCTTCGACGCGCGCGTCAAGCTCCAGGACAAGATGCTCTCGATCAAGGAAATGATCGAGCAGATCGGCGACGCCGGCGGGAACATCGATGATCTCAACGACACTTACATGCTCGAGCAGTTGTACCACGGCAAGGTGTTCGACCAGATCCAGCAGCGCGAGCAGGACCTGCAGGTGCCGTTGCTCGAGGCGCTCAAGGCGGCCTATGACGGGCCGAACAAGGTCACGCCTGCCGACTTCGAAGACTATCTCTACGCCCGCCACGCGCCGGAGCGGAACGCCTATCTGCGTGCCCGCGGCGCGACGGACCCGAACCCGTCCGGCATGAGCGACGCCGAGGCGTCCGCCATCCTTGACCGGCTGGCCATTGACGGCAAGCTCCCCGACGTCGAAGCCCTGGCCGCCATGGCGGACGCCATCACGGCGGACACCACGCGCACCCGTGTCGAAGCCGGGCTGATCAGCGAAGAAGCCGCCGCGTCGAGCCCCTACCAGTACTACGTGCCGCTGCGCGGTTTCGCCGAAGAGGACCTCGATCCGGGTAACCCAAGCGAGAACCAGACCCGGGCCCGCTCCGGCAAGGGCTTCTCGGTCGGGGGCCGCGAAGACCGTACCGTTACCGGCCGTGGCCGCAAGGCAGGCGACGTGCTTGGGCACCTGTTCCTGCAGAACACCGAAGCGGTGATCCGCGCGCAGAAGAACGAAGTGGCGATGAGCTTCATGCGGCTCTTGCAGCAGAATGAAAACCTTGGCTTCGGGTCGATCCTCAAGACCGCGCCGACCCGCCGTGTCGTCGGCGCCAACGGCATGATCCACGAGGCGGGCGATCCCTCGTACCGGCAGTCGCCGGACATTGTCACGGCCAAGTGGAAGGGCAAGGAAGTCATCGCGCGCGTCAGCGACCCCCGTCTGGCGCGCGCCATCAAGTCCGACTACATTTCGTCGTCGAGTGACCTTGTCGCCGCGCTGAACGAGATGACGCGCAAGCTGAAATTCCCCGCCGCGTGGAACCGTATTCAAGCAGCGGTCAACACTGGTTGGAACCCGATCTTCTTGCTCACCAACTTCATCCGCGATTTTCAAACCGCGAGTATTCTGGCCGAGCAATACGGCATCCAAGACCTAGGCAAGAACATCCGTGGTAACGCCTTCAAGGCGATGGGCGGCATCAAAGAAGTGCTGCGCGAGGGCACGGAGAATAGCGAATGGGCGCAGGCTTTCCGTGAGATGCAGAGGGCGGGGGGAACGACGGAGTTTCTCGGCATCAATGATCTTGAAGCGCAAATCGAGCGTATTCGCAAATCGGTTACCAGCGCCGGAGTAAGCCCTACGCTCCGACAGGTGCAGAATTATCTCGGCCACGTCGGCAAGTTCGTCGGTGACTATAACAAAATAGCCGAGAACGCCTTTCGCTTGGCGGCCTACAAGGCCGCCAAGGACTCTGGCGCGTCCACCTCGCAGGCAGCATTCCTCGCCAAGAACCTGACCGTGAACTTCAACAAGGGCGGCGAGCTTAAGCCGTTCATGAACGGTTGGTGGCTGTTCTACAACGCTTCCACGCAAGGTAGCGCGGTGCTGCTAAACGGCATCAAGAACAAGCGTGTCCGCCGGATAATGTACGCCGTCACTGCTGGCGGGGTGGCAATGGATATCATAAATCGGGCGCTGTCAGGTGATGATGACGAGAACGGCGTCACCGACTATGATGACGTGCCAGATCACGTCCTCCAGAACAACTTCGTGATGATGGACTGGCTTGGCCTGCTGCCGAAGTCGAAGACCGGCGGTATGAGCTACTTCTCATTCCCGATGCCTTACGGTTTCAATGCCTTCTACAATACCGGCCGGAACATGAGCGCCGCGGTCTCCGGGTCTCCAGCCTTCGGCGCCACGATTCCAGAGCGCATTGCTAACCGTAGCCTCGACAGCATGCTCGCGTTCGCCGACGCTTTCAACCCACTCGGCGGGGTGCAAGACGTTCTGAATTTTATCGCGCCGACGATTGCCGATCCGTTCGTGGACCTGCGCATCACGAACAAAGATTTCTCTGGGGCTACGATTGTACCGGAACGGCCGAGCTTCGGCGTACCCGTGCCTGATAGCCAAAAGTACTGGTCTAATACCGGCGACATTCCGGTGTGGGTGGCCGAGCATTTGAACCGCCTTACCGGTGGTAACGAGGTGCGTAAAGGTTGGATGGACGTGTCACCGGAAACGCTGCAGTATGGTTTCGATTATGTGCTGGGTGGCGTCGGGCGGCTCACCGGTAAGGCTTACGACGTCGGGGCTAAAGTGGTAGCTGGCGACACAGAGGACCTGGAGATCAGTGCCATTCCGCTGGCTAATCGGTTTGCGGGGTCGGTCAGTAGCCGAAACAACACCGAGCGTTACTACGATATAGCCAAAGAAGTGGAGACGATCAAAGAAGAACTAAAAATGTTCTCAGAGACCGGGCGCATCGACGAAGCGCGCTACACGGCGGCGCAGAACCCGGTCGAGGTCAGCCTCATCGGTATGTTCGAGGACGCCCAAAAAGCGCTCGGCGAATTGCGTAAAAAGCGCAAGGAGGTCGAGGCGCTCGACACAATGCCCGACAAGCAGAAGCGAGAGATCGTGCGCCAGATCAAGGCTCAGCAGGACGAGATAATGCGCCGAGCTAACACGATATATTTCCAGCAGAAAAAGGCTATGATAGAAAGGTAGGGCCGGGAGCGTTGACGCGCTCAACCGGCCCTGACATCAAAGCCGGGAAGGGCTCCGATGAACATCAATGACGTACCACATCGTGGGGATTTTGCACGCGTTCTCTCTGCGTTGAAACGACGGCTCGTAGTAAACGCTGTGACCGGGTGCCATGAATGGACCGGACGGATGAAGGCCGGGGGCTACGGGGTGTACGTTCTCGATGGCCGCCAGCTATTAACCCACCGACTTATGTACGTCGCTTATGTTGGCGGCATCCCTAACGATCCAGTCACCGGGGCGCCGCTTCTTGTCCTGCACGAATGCGATAACCCGCCGTGCTGCAACCCAGCCCACCTGTTTCTGGGCACGCATAAGGACAACCACGACGACATGCTGGCTAAAGGTCGGCGGGCGCTGATGAAGGGTATCGCCAATGGCCGAGCAGTGCTGACCGAGGATGACGTTCGGGCTATCTTTAACGACCCTCGGAGCGCGCCTACTCTCGGAGACATCTATGGCGTAACGCCGGGCGCCATCCTGCATATCAAGCACCGACGTACATGGTCCCACTTGAACCTGTGACCCGGGATGTTCGAGGATGCTCAGAAGTCGCTGCAGGATCTGCGCAAGCAGCTCAAGGAAGTGCGCGCCAACGAACAACTGCCGGCCGCGCAGAAACGTGAGATCGAGACGCGCATCAAGGAACAGCAGGACACGATAATGGCGCGCGTCAACACAATCTATTTCGCGCAGAAGAAAGGCGCCCCCTAAGGGTAGGCCGTCGTCACGGTTATGAACCACGGGTGGCAGCGGTGGAGGAAGCGTAGGCGTAGCCCGTCGACCTTCTCGTCACCGACGAACCACAGCCGGGATACCTGGGTGCCCGTGCCCTTGGTTACGAGGTTATCGACTGACCCGATGACAGGCTCGAAGTCGATCGGGACGCCCTTGCGGTCCATGGAGAGGCCGAGGATTTCGCAGTCGCGGTTCTTGGTGTAGCTCATCCGGACGTGCAGGCCACCCTCTACGGGCGTTTGCTGGACGAAGGTCACCTTGGATGTGACCGGCATGACAAAGCCTTCCATGGGTGGCAGCAACGGACCCCAGACGGGCAGCATGGCCAGCGCCAGCAGCGCGATCATGACGGGCCAAGTCCAGGTGATATCGACGGCCAGCTTAGCTCCCGGGGACACGTAGACCACCTCCTACCACAAAAGCGACAAAGGCCAGCCCAATGCCGCTGACCAATAGCCAGGTCAGCCGCGACAGGATGGTCTCTATCTTGTCGAGGCGCATGTGCGTGCTCTTCATACCTTCTTCGCGGGCGGCCAGGCTCAGCCGTATGTTGACCACGTCATCTGCCAACTCTTCCACCCTACGGGACAGTCGATCGTAATCTGTTAACGGAGGCATGTGCTGCTCTGCTCATGTTAGCTCAACGGGAATGGGCACGATCAGGTTGCAGCGCGGCATAGCTATGGACGGGCGCAGTCCGTCCGGGTTCAGCACGTCGCCTTGTAGACGGCGTTATTGGCCTTTGTGGCAAAAATAGTCTCGTCGGTGTCTTTCTCCGACCAGCGCACCGGGACGTAGGCCCCCGGCGTGGTCTCGGTGCCGCAGTAAAAGGCACGGATTCCCTCGGTACCGGTTCGGTTGGTCGCGCACCCGGCCAGAAGCAGGCACAGGGCCGCGACACTAATCGCGTTTGAAACCGTCGTCATCGCGCAGATCCTCCGGATGTTCGCGTTGTTTGCGCTCGGCCTCGGCGCGGGCTTTCGTGGCCTTGGCAATGAGTTGGTCGGCGGCGCGCATGTCCGCCGCGATCTTGTCCTGCCAGCCTTTCTGGCGGGCCCGCGACAACAGCGCCCCGGCTCCGACAACGGCAAAGGCGGGCACGACGAAGGGGCGCACGCGCTCCCAACCAAAGACCTTGACGGCCAGCAGGAACAGCCCGGCCAGTGTCGTGGCCGCAATGGCGAGCTGCGCCCACCACGGCAGCATGTAGACCAGAACATCCCAAAGGCTGTAGCCGAACATCACGAAGTGGCCCGGATGCGCCGGAAGGCGTAATAGCCGCCGAGCCCGATGACGACGATGATGGCCAAGGCAATGGCCAGCCGGATCGGGTCGAGCCCGGAAGTGATCACCGTCCCGGCGCCAGTGGCGACCGCGCCGCCAGCGGGCAGCAGCACATCGGGCTTGAGCCACGCATCGACCGCGCCGGGTTCAGCCTTGGCTGCGACCTGGGCGTCGAGGACGGTTGACATGTCAGGAGTGGCCGCGACCTTGCGCACCGGCTGCTTGGCGGCCATGGCCAGGGCGTTACCGATAACGCCGGGTTGATCGGGCCATTGGCCCTTGGGGTCCTTGCCGGTGACGCGGATGGTCCAGCCGCGACCATTGGCCGAGAAGCCCTGCGCACCCTTGAGCGCCTGCAGGAATTTCATGCGGGCGGCGCAGTAGTCGGCGATCAGTTTGCGCACCCCGCCAGGATAGGCATCGACGGCGGCCATCGTCGTCTCGCCGAGCCAGCCATCCTGCTTGGCCCCGAGGACTTTCTGCAATGTCTTGACGGCGCGTTGCGGGCCGGAGTTCACACCAAAATCGAAGGCCGCGTAATCGAGGCCGAGCGGCAGAACGTCGCCGCCCGACGGGCCCCAGTAACTCTTGCGGTAGATGTCTTCGGCTTCGCGGATGGTCAGCGCCTTGACCTGCGCGGCGGTGACGGAAGGGACGCCCCGATGCTTGGCCAGGGTCTTGTGGGTGATCCCGTATTTGGTTGGGCCACCCCGGTCAGTCCTGGCGTTCACATAGCCGCCTTCATGACCAAACATCAGTTCAAGGCTGTCGTCCAGGTTCTCGCGCACGCGGTGTCCTCACAGTGCTTATCGCCTCTGGAACTGCACCACCTGGCCTGTCGGCCGTACTGGTCTGACCAGCGGTCCGTTCCTGTCGATTTCATTTAACATTTTCTCGGGGTCGCTGACAACCTCGACGGGTGGACGCCCGACAGCGCGGGCGACGCGGAGCTTGCCGTCAATTTCAACGCGGTCCGGAATGGTGGTGATGGTGCGCGTGGCGCGCATGAACATGCGCCCCACAATCTGCGCCCAATCGTCGGGGACATCGGTGGCCACCCGGAGCATCATGTCTTCGATGACCATGACCACCTGCTCCTTGACCAGCACGGTGTCCTTGAACTGGCGCATGGCTTCGCCGAACAGGCGATCCAGCTCCGACGCGCCGGCGTCCACCATGTCGGCCTTGGCGGCGGTCATGGGCGGCGGTGCGTAAGGGCTATAGCCGGACAGGTCGACCTTGAGCAGTTCATTGACGAAGGCCCCGATGTTGGCCGGGTTGGTCTTCCATGTGTGAAAGACATCCCAGTACGCCTGCGGCATGGGCGAGCCGTTCTCAAGGATGGCGAGGCGCCGGTCTTCACGCGGCAGGACGACCGAGTCCATGTGGTTGGTCATCACCAGGATCGAACAGAACGACCGGCCCCGGGTATTCTTGGCACCCTTGCGCAGGATGTGCATGTGCGTTTCGCCCGGCTCGATCACTTCCTTGAGCCGTTCGTAAGCGTTCGAGCGCACCTGCCATTTCGAGGTATTCGGCGCGGGCTCCTGCGCTTCGTTGACGACGGCGATCAGGTTGTCGGCCAGCCATTCGTTGTACTGGCTCTGGTAGGTCGTGCCGGCCAGCGTCTTGAAGTCAATCTCGCCGACCAGTTCGGGGGAGAACATAGCCCGGATCAAGGAGACCAGCGAGCCGCGGCCGGTGCCGAAATTGGCGTGCGCCACCATGATGATGCCGGGGCCGCGCGTCGCCGGGTGCTGGTACTTGTAGGAGAGCCACTGCATGAAGTACCGGCGCTCGGCCTCCACGGGCAGGAGGTGCTCGATGAAGTCGAGGCCCACCGACGGATCGCCGTTCGTCGGCAATGGCGGCAGCGGGCGGTAGGTGTTGATGTGGTGGGCGTCGCCCTCGGTATAGATCGGGGACGGCATGTCCGGGCGCATCTCGGCCGAGACGGCATCGAACCGATCCTCGTGCTGCATGAACAATTCCGCCAGGCGCGTCACCCGCAAGCCGCCTTTAGGGCCAGACGATTCCTCGTAATACTTTTGCATCAGGTTATTGAAGCCCTTGACCGTCATCGGTGTGTTGGGGCGGCGCAGGTCATAGATCATATCGACGCCTTCGATATAGGCGTAGCGCCGCAGGGCCTTGGCGAGATTGACGTCGAGCGTGTCGCGGGGGTCGAGGTCGTCAGGGGCGAGCGCTGGGGTGTCGGGTTCCTGTGGCTTCAGGAACCGCTCGGCGAGCAGGGCCCCGAGCCGGTTGAGCGCGGCGGTGTCGTCGGCGTCCTCGGGGAAGTGCGAGGTGTAGGTGCCGTGATCCGACACGCAGACCCGGTCGTCAACGAGGCTGATCATGCCAGCCCATGACCCGGTCGTCGGGCGCAGGGCATCGACCTTGCAGCGCAGCACTTCGCCCTGTGGGCTGTGGCGCAGCGCCTCGCCGATCTCTTCGATGGTCATCTCGCCCATGTCGTGGACATCAAAGACCATGTCGGGGGTCAGGTCATAGGCGATGGTGTAGCCGTTGTCGGTACCGCCGGCGGGCGACTTGCGCTCGAGGCCGCGCTGCTCGAAGAACCGGATGGCGAAGTCCTTGACCGCGTCGGCCTGGGCCTTGGTGATCTCGGGCAGGTCCATGTATTGGGCATCGAGCAGCGAGGTCACCGGCCACTTGTAGGCGGTGTTGGCATCGCGCTGGCCGTAGGCGGCGAACTGGCAACCGTGGCCGAGGATCTCAACGGCGAAGCCCTTGTGGTCCGCGGGGGCGTCGGGCGGCATGAAGTGCCCGGTGGTGCGCTTGCCGATCTTCTCGGCTGTCCGATAGACCCAAAGCTCGCGCGGCGGCATGCCGATGCGCACGAACGGGCTCTCCGGCAGGATGCCCTGCTCGACCACGGCGTCGAGCAGGTCGTTGAGCAGGTCCTTGTCATCTACATCGATGTCTATGGCAATGACGTCACCGCAACGGATACCGGTGTCCTGCGACCGGCGGGCGCGGGCCCACTCGGTTGTCTGGATCATCTCGGGCGTGACGTCGACCGTGCTCCACCCGGCGAGCAGGCACATTTTCGATCTGTTGGGGAGCGGCGTGAAGCCGTTCTCGTAGAGCTTCAGCCGGATAGCGGTGCGGTCGCGGTGGGCGTCGAGTGTCATTCGGCGGCCTTCATATTGCGCGATACGGTAGCTTCGGCGGCAGCGATGCGCGCGTCGGCGATGTCGTAATAGCTGGCGTCCATCTCGATGCCGATGAAGCTGAAGCCTTCCAGCACAGCGCCGCGGCCAGTGCTGCCGGAGCCCATGAACGGGTCCAGCACCGTGCCGCCTGGCGGGGTAACAAGACGGCACAAGTACCGCATGAGATCGGTCGGCTTCACCGTCGGGTGAGTGTTCTTATAGGCGGTGGTGCGCCCTTCACTGATTGAGCTAGGCTTGCCGCTGGTGCCGTTGGCCGTGGCAAAAGTGACGACCGGTTTTTCGAGGGTCGTGAGGCCGTCGTCGCGGTCTTTCTTGGACGCCTTGGCGGCGTAAGCGAAGCGCTTACCGGAGCCCAGACCCCCAGCTTCCGTACTCTGCGGCGTGCATTTTAATGTGACAGGCGCGGCAGAGCCATCGGATCTCCAGTGGCTTATCGTAATCGTCGTGATGCCGGTCGGCTCGGTTGCTTCCGCAACGCTCGCACGGGCATTGAGTAGGAAAGGCTTTACGTGCGGCGACTCGAGCGAGCACCCGCTTTCGAAACTCAGGATCGTCGCGATAGCGGCTTCGCTTATCCGCTTTAACTCGTTCGGCGTGACGGTCGTAGAAAGACCCGTCAAATCGTTTAACTGCCTGCCCCCGTACGACGCCCAAGTTACTGCATCGCTTAGAGCAGAACCGACGGCTCGGTTTGACAGGCTGGAAGAGTTGTCCGCAGTGTTCGCAAGCTCTGGGTTCCATTGGCCGAGTATGGCCTTTGCTCGCCAGATAAGCAACTCCCCTTCGTCGTGTTCTGCACTCTTAAAGAAGCGGGCGGCGCTGCCGCTGTCATCGCGCCGCGCGCCGGGCTTCATTTTGAAACCAACCGTCCCGTCGTTCGGATCGTTTGCGCTGGCTTCGCCTTCCCGGCCGTTGCCGCGCTTCATATTGCCGTAGACGTTCTGGGTCTTGCGACTCTCGCTGCTGCTGCTGGCGTCGGCGATCTGGCCGCGCGCCTGCGGGAAGGCGGCGAGCACTTCGTCGCTGCCATCGTGGATGATGTTGGCGGGCCAGCGGCCCGGCTTCATCGTGCCGTGGTATTCGACGCCACCCTCTTCAGGCCGCCAGTTACCGCCGGTTTTGTCGAGGGTCGCTCCGGGTTTCAGACGCTTTACAGTGTATTCACCGCCCTGCGCATCGTCGCCGTGGATGCGGGCGCCGTCGATGTTCAACGCCCCGACGCCGTGCTTCGCCAGATTGGCGGACACCGTTCCGATCAGCGGCTTGCGCGCGACGACGATTGGCTCGTGCGCTGGCTTGAGGGCTGTGCCCCAACCTTCCCAGTCGCCGTCTTGGTTGGAAGATTTCGGAAACCCGCTGCCGTAAATCCACATGATCTGATCACGGATTTCGAAGCCGGCGTCTTCAATGGCGACCGCCATGCGGTGGTATGTCCGACTGCCGCCGAACGACAACAGGTGCCCACCAGGTTTGAGAACGCGCAGGACCTCTTGCCAGATGCCGATGTCCGGAACGTCGTAATCCCAATGCTTACCCATAAACGCCAACCCGTATGGCGGGTCGGTGACGACCGCGTCAATCGAACTCGCGTCAAATTCCTTGAGCACTTCGCGGCAATCGCCTTCGATGATTTCTACAGGCATGGTGGTTCCTTTTTGTCTGCACCCTGTAAGCCGGGCGGCGCTCATATCATTTGTGGTAGTACCAGTCGGTTACTACTTCGGCGGCCAAGGGCAAGCCCTCGGTCCAGTCGAAGCCAGCAACCATAGCGGCTTCCAGTCGTTCGGAAAAGCCACTAGCCGTTGTGGTGTCCACCTCGCAGAGCAACTCGTCGTGGGTGTGGCCAATGATCTCAGCCTCAGTTTCCTCGGCGCTCAAACGACGGATCGTTGCGCGCAGAATAGAAGCGGCGGCGGCCTGTGTACCGTTCTGCCCTAGCTTCCCTCCGTAGGTCATACTACGGCCCATGCCGTTAAGATAGGTCAATTGCGTTGTCATCTCGCCGAAGCGCTCTATCTTCTCATAGCGCGCCATTGGGTAGACCAACGGACGACCGCACGGCAGGAAAGTGATCAGCGACCCGCCGAGCAGGCCCGGATAGAAAGCGAAGGCTAATCGCCCAGCTGGGAACGTTGTCCCCGGTCGGTTCATTGCCAACCGCGCAGCTTCGTCGCACTGGTTCCAGAATACTTTAGCCCAGCGATTACGGGCTCTCCAGCCATCGACGATCAACTGCGCTTCTTCGTTGGTAACACGCACTCCGTAGCCACGTGCCATGGCACGGTAGGCCCCGACAGAACCGCCGAACTGAAGGCTAAGCCCCGAAATTTTACCGGCCTGGCGCATACCGGTATAAACAGGATCATGCTCAGCGACACCAGCAACAATCGTTTCAACCTCGACCCCGAAGATGGCCGCGGCATTCAGAATGTAAATGTCCTCACCGTTCCGGTACGGTGTCAGGATGGTGTCCTCGGCGGCGCGCGAGTTCGCCAGCCATGGCATCACGCGCGCTTCGATGGCGGACCAGTCGCCCCATACGAAAGTCTTGCCTTTCGGCGCTACGAAGGTCGGGCGAATGAGGCGCGACAACACCGTGCTGATCGGCGTGCGACCTTCAGCGGCGCGCTCAACGTCTATCTCTTTCTTACTGATCGGGAGGTGCCGTATCTTGTCGATAGGCGTTCTGGCAGCGATCATATCCAGCACGTGAAGTTCGTTCGGCATAGCATCGCGCACGAGGTTGTGGACCTGGATGCCGCGCGAACTCCCGCGGCCGGTTTGCCCGGCGCCGTTGAACACGTACTGCCCAAAGATGCGCCCTTCGACTTCTTGGTGCAGCATCTTTTCGAACTTAACGGCGGACGACGACCGACCGTACTGCAACAATTCAAGCAGCTCTATCACGTCGTCCTCCGGCGGCGTGCTAGACACGTGTATGTCCTCCAATAACTGGGTTAGCACGACCTTGGACCCAGTAAGCCGGGTGACGTAACCCTCGTCGTCGCGCTGCTTCACCATCGTCTCGGCAAGGTCGTCCGATAGCCTATCGTACAGCCATTCGTTGATGCGCTTTGTCAGCGTCGGGCTGGTGATCGCGCCACCGGTGATCTCGGTAATGCGCTCGATCGTGTAGCGCTCTTCCTCTTCGCGGTAGAGCACCGCCGCTGCTGCTATCTCGAGGTCTACCGGCATGCCCCGATCATTTATATGCTCGTTATCCCAGTACTCCCGCCACTCAGTGGCGTCCAGGGGTCGCGTGCACTTCCACACGTCGCGCGTCAGCTCGGTGTCCTGCACCGAGTAATCAAGATAGGTTTCCCAGACGCCGATGGCCGTGGCGATGGCCTGCTCGCGCGTGCGCCCGTTCGCCATCAGCGCGGCAATGTCCGCCGGGGAGCCGGGCAGTGGATGGGCGCGGTCGGCGAAGCGCTTCATGATCGCCTTGCCGCCAATAGTTTTTGTGCCCAATCCGAGCGCGCGACCGGCGAAGTCGAGTGCGCCGGGAAGGTTCGAGGCCAGCGCCTGGCACATGGCGTCGAGTGTCTGTTCGATCTCGATGCGCGGCCAGCCGTGGTCAGGCGTCACCACCTGCTGCCATACCTGCCGATCGAACGCCTGATTCCAGCCACAGACGTAAGTGTCGGGGCGCTTGAGCGCCTCAACCACCTCGGCCGGGCACTCGCCGACGGCAGCCATGCGGCCCTTCACATAGGCCCACACCTCGGGCACCAGTTCACTGCTCAGGTCCGGGCACCACAGTTTGATCGGGTCGTCGTCCAGCCCCCAGCTCCACAGCAGCGCGCGCGTGCTGGTGTCGAGGACGTACTTGAGCCCGCCGGTGATGGTCAGGTCGGCTTCGGATTGCGTTTCAAAGTCCTGGAAGATGATGGTCACGGTGTCACTGCCTCGTACTTCACGTCTATGACCGGGCCGCTGTCGTACATGCGTTTCGGCAACTTCGGGTATTCTGGCACGACCGCGTACCGTAGCGCAGCGAGCATAGTTTTGCGCTGCGCTTTAGTCCCGTTCAGGAAGAAATACCGGTGCTTATCCATAGGGGGTACTGTCGCCACCCCGTTTTCTTTAGCCCATCGTTTGGGGTCTGTTATGCCCCGGTCACGTAGCGTCATCGGGTGGGTGCGCTTCCCGTCCACTAGATAGGCGTGGTCGTGCGATCGGGTGGCGCCGGTGTAAAGCCAGTTGGTCGCCTGATAGACAACGCCGGCGTGACCCCATTCGGTGTCCGCATAGGACACCACAGCGCTCGGCTGGTCCAGCATCTTCAGCGAACGTCCCACCAGTATAGACGCTGCGTTGCGCATCTCGGTCTGCACGACCAACCGCGCCAATTCATAAAGGCGAAACTCACGGTTAGCGAAAGCGTGCTTCTGCACCGGCGCGCTGGGTTGGCCGTACACCACTACGCCATCGATCATACCGTCGATAACGAGGCCAAACCCCGCCCAAAATATCGGTGCTCTGTGAGAATAGTGCTGGGCAACAATGAACTGCTCGGCAGTTTTCTTGTCAATTGGCACGACGGATACGCCTTCGGTCGACATGTTTGTGGTTCCCTTTGCGGCAGAAAGCGAGACCGGCGGCGAACCGCCGGTCTCAATGCGCGTCAAGCCCGAGGGCTACTCTTCAGCGTCCGCCGGGGAGGGCGTGCCGACGGCCCGTGAGTAGGTGTCGACCAGTGCATCCTGTTCGGCCCGGACGGCGGCCTCCATGGCGCGCCTCCGGATAATGATACGCATGATCTTGGGGTCGAAGCCCTGCGTCTTGGCGATCGTGAACCGATCTCGGATGTCCGACGAGATGTCGGCCTTGTCCTCGTTCAGCTTCTCGATGGCCTCGATGTGCGCCCTCAGTTCAGCGCCGGAGTTACCCCCGGAGCCAAACGTTCGGGCGCCATCTTCATCGCCTTTGGAGCGGGCCATGGCTTAGCGCCGCTGCCGGCGGCGGGGCGTGGCGTCGTCGCCGGCCTGAGCGGCCTGCTCCGCTGCGTACTGCTCGGCGATAGCATCGTCCTCGTCAGCCGGTTCGTCATTGGGCTGAGCGGCGGCGCGGGTACGCGGGGCCGGTTCGTCCGCGGGCGTGTCTTCGACAGGCGAGCCATCATCCAGCGCGCGCCAGTCCTCGATCTTGAAGATCGGGTTGATGATGTTGCCGTACTGCTTGTGCTTGTACTTGTCGAAGCTGAGCTTGACGATTGGCACCACCAGATCGCCCTTGTTGGCCTGGCCTTCGATGGCAGTGATCAGGGCGCCGAACAGCTTCATCGCCCCGGTCGAGGACTGCTTGTACTCAACCGTCGTTCCGGCGTCTTCGCCGGAGATGCAGGTCAGTTCAACCGAGCGCTGGCCCTGATATTCGAGCTGCTCACTGCGGCCGGACTTCTTGTCGGGTGTGCCCATGGGCAGTTCCGGCAGGGTGTCCCTGGCGGGCAGGGGGCGCTGCAGGGCCGAGACCATGATCTCCTGCACCGGCGGTCCGCCTGCATTGGTATCCCATGCCACCCAGCCGTGCTTGAGACTGAGCGGGTTGACGGCCCACAGGCTGTCGGGCTCGACAACGGTTTCTTCCTGGCCGAACACCCAGTCGCCGTTGTTCTTGTCCATCTTGAGGTAGGCGTTAGTCCCGCCGGCAGCGGGCATGGACATGGCCGCGTTGTTCAGGCCCTTGGCCAGATCCGCGCGGTTGATCAGGCCGAAGCCCGTGCTACGTGTAGCAATTTCACCCATAGTCTTTTCGTCTTTCTCTTTGCTTGGTCAGCCATTTGGCTGGAACCTCGGAAGCCGCCGAGGCGCCGGATGCCGGGTTACCCCGGAATTTCATTCTGCCTGATCGGTATCGGGCATGGCTTGGAAAACGTCATCCATAACTTGGACAACGCCAAGCGAGAGGCTCAGCATGATCTCGTTATAGTGCCCGCGCAGGTAGCCTTCGAACGCCATCGCGGCGTCCACCACCTGCTTGGGTTCAGAGGCGCGCAGGTTACTGCCGTTCGCCTTCATGGTCTGGTACATGGACCCGTCCTTGACGATGGTCTCCTTGTGATAGGAGACGGCCATCATCAGTGCCGTGGCGCGCAGCTTTTCGTCTCGGCTCAGGTCCAGGTTCATGTTGAGGATTTCCGGCACGTTCGGCAGACCTGCGGCCCCCGCAATCTGGTCCTTGATATCGTCTTCAGGTTCGTCGTTCATTGGTTTGGTTCCTTTCAGCGAGCAGCCAACCGGTCGGCGAGCGTCTTGAGAGCGCCGCCGGGCAGCGCCACGGCGGGGCGCTTGTCAGTGGCGGGGGCGAGGGTGGTGCCAGAGGACCGGCTTTCAACCAGGGCCTTGGGGAGTTCATCAGGAAGCCCGGCGGCTTTCAATGCCTTTTCCGCCTGGGCGGGCGAGATGAGCTTCTTGACATGGCGGTCAGCGGCGGGCAGGCCGATCTTGGCGAAGTACTTTACCGCCTTCTCCTCGTCGGTCCAGTTGCGCGTCGCGCGCCCACTAACCAGTTTCCACCCCGGGATCGGCTGCCCCTGCTCGAGCACGGCGTGCGCCATATCCTTGAGCCGTTTGCCGAGATCAATCATGGCATCGGCATAAGGAAGCTTCTCGGCCAACTCCTCGGCCAACTCCTCGGGCGACAGCGCCAGCGTCTCGGTGGCCATGTTGTTATACAGCGGGCAACCAATCTTGCCCGAGCAGAACTTGCACCACGCGCCGAGCTTGAACGGTGCGTCTGGCTCAAGCGCCTTCTCGACGGCGTGCTTGAGATCGATGGCAAAGGCGTCAAGCTGAAGGTAAGAAGTCATCCAGCGCGTCATCGGCTCGCCCTCGTTCATGCGCGGGCTCACGATGAAAAGTTCGATCGGCGTGTCTCGGTCAAAGAACTTGTCCGTCGGGGGCGTGTGCGCGGCGGCGTAGGCGTAGTAGAGCAACTGGCTGTTCGCCTCGGCGTCAACCGGCACCCCCCGACCCAGTTTCCAATCGAGGACCACCGTACGGTCGCGGGCTCGCCCGACAATATCGACGGTCCCGAAAGCGCCGTCGATGCCCGGGAAGACAACACGCTGCTCGTTGAAGAAGTCGATGCCGCCCAGTTCCTTATCGAGGTCATCGAAGATCGCCAGCGACGGCGCGATCGCCTCGTCATAGAACTCTTCAGTGATGACGATCTTGTTGAAAGTCAGACCGATGACGTCACGGTCGTTGCGCGTCTTGCCCTGCAGGATCATGTCAATGGCCTCGTGGCCGGCGGTACCTTCTTCGGCGAATTCGCTCGACTTGGACGGGTACTTCTCGCACAGGAGCATTGACCCCGGGCACTCGATAACCCGCTTGGCTGAGGACCCTCCGACGCTGGAGTGCGCGCGCGCAGTGTGGTCGATAACGGCTACATCCTTGGTCACGTCGGTTCCTCTGTGTCGTTCAGTTTGTGCAGGAGCGCCACGACCAGGTCGCGCAGCGCAGGCTGGGCGTCGGTCATGTTCATGACATCGACGATGTGCTGAGCTTCGTCGAGCGAGACCGGCCAGAAATCGCCGGTGTCGCTGTCGCGGTGGTGGATCTCGCCGTCAATCAGGGCGTACTTCATGGGCGGCCCAACTGCTTGCGCGACCCGGTGACGGACAGCTTACCGTGCACGTCCGCCACCAGACTGTCTGCGTTCGCGCCGTTCAGGTCGATGTCGTCCCATGACAGGCTCGGCACAGACGTCCCGCCGCCCTTGTACAGTCGAACAAAACCGGCGCCGAAAGCGGCGTAGACCGCCTCGCCGCGGACATAGACCTTGGCCTGCTTCCACACGCCCTTGGTGCGCAGGATAACCGCCGCCTCGTCGATGATGTGAAAACGGTCCATTAGCGCGCGCTCCCTGCTCGTATGGTTTCGATTGCCCGGTGGGCGTAGCTCTGGTCCTGCGGACGCAGTACCTTGAGCACTTCAGCAGCGGCATGCAGCCGCTGAGTTTCGTGGTAGAGATTCTGCGACCAACGGTGCAGGCGCACGGCGATGCTGATCAGTGCATCTTCCTGTGTGGGCTTGGCCCACGCCTGGCCGCCATCGTTAGAGACCCAGCGTTTGCGTAACGTGCTCACGTTCCAGCCGAGGCCGTCAGTGCGGCGCTCACGCCAAGCATCCGGGTCTATCCATGCGCCCTTGGGCGTGACAGACAGGACCGGGTAGGCGACCAACCGAATACCGTCCACACAATTGTCAGCGTCACTCCACCAAGCACGCCAGCGATGCGTGTCTGGCGCATCTCCGAGATCGTCCTGGTTGAAGTCCTTGTATATCTTCGGGGCGATTTCGACGTGCGTGCCGTAGAGAATATCGAGGGCACCCATCACTCACTGTCTTCTTCGTAAGTCGTCACTTTCCAGATGGTGTTGATATCGCCGCCGTAAGTGTTCTCGATGTCCACTTCGGTGTCGGCGGGAGCGCCAACGGCGTTGCGCAAGATCGCGTCGTAATCATCCCGGACCAGCGTGCAGGTGGTCGTGATCGTCTTGGTTGTTCCCGTGCGCACTTTCATGGCGCTGGTCGTCGTCTTGCCCATGGTCAGCCCCCTCGGTAAGCGCGCGACACCCGGCGGCCGGGGCCGTTCTTGATGTGCGGGCCGGGCTTGAGTTCGCCCGCCTGGTAGGCCGCCACCAGCGCCTCGACGGCGGCAGCGCGGCTGATGTTGAACTCGGTGGCGATCGAATCAATGACCGCCAGCGGCTTGGCGTAGAGCAGCAGGTGGATGTCGTGCTTCTCACCGAGCACGGCGATGTGTTTGTCGAGCGGCATATGGGCTCCTTTCGTTGTTGACGGATTAGCACCAACAGGTTATAGATGTCAACCAGAATTATGGACGCGAAAGGAACCGCCGTGAAGCCTGAACTGGAGCGCGCTCTTGAAGAGCGGTGCGTGGCCAAGGTCGAGGCGCTCGGTGGCGTGGCGCTCAAGCTCATGATCCCTGGCGCGCGCGGCTTCCCGGACCGGACCGTGCTGCTGCCGGGCGGGCGGATAGCCTTCTGCGAGTTCAAGCGCCTCAAGACCGGGCGCGTCTCAGCCCAGCAAACGCGCTGGGCGACAGTGTTGCGGCGGCTGGGGTTCGAGGTCCATGTGATCGACACCGACGCACAATTCGATGCTTTCTTGAAACGGGAACTTGATGCGCGATAAGTCAGACCTCCACGAGTACCAGCCTTTCGCCGCGTACAATTACCCCGACACCAAGGAAAAAGATTGATGCGTCGATACGAAGATCTGGACGAGCTTCAGCAGCTTGCAATCGACGACCTGTTTGAGCACGATGAACGCCTGGCTTTGCTTGAGACCGGCTTCGGCAAGACCGTCGTCGCCATGACTGCTGGCGAAGAACTCATCGCGGCTGGTGTGGTGCAGCGCCCGATCGTCTTCGCTCCGCTGCGCGTGGCTACGGCCACGTGGCCAGGTGAGCGTCTCGAATGGGCGCACCTCAAGAACGTAGCTATGGTGGAGTGGGGCGGGCCACCCGACGAGTGGGAGGACAGTCTCTGGAAGCAGTCGCGCCTGCTATGGGGCCAGCGCCTGCACGCCGAGGCTTCGCTGCGCGGCGCTGACGTCCGCGTGCGCGCAAAACTGGAGAAGGTCGCCGACGCCAAGGTCGCGGTTGCTGCCGGCACCGCCATGAACCCTGACCAAGCCGCGCAGCATGTCGCGGACTTCTACCGGCGCAAATTCGAACCCAACCCGAACGAAGTGCGCGAGGCGATCAACGCCGTGGTCGTGCCGCTCGAAGAAAAGCTCGACGCGGTCATCGCCGAGGAGAAGCGTGTCAACAAGCTGATCCGAAAAACCGAGCCGCCGAAGGCGTGGCACGTCACCTCTTTCGAAAACGTAGAGTGGTTCTGCAGCCTCTACGCCCCCGGCGAATCGCCTTTCGATCTTTGGATAGTGGACGAAACCGGACGATTGGCGCGCAACCCAAAGTCGCCGCGCTACAAGGCGGTCAAGAAACACATGCCCTACGCCAAGATGCGCTGGGGGCTTAACGCCACGCCAGCGCCGGAAGGGTGTGAAGATATTTTCGGCCAAGTGCAAATCGTCGTCGGCAGGCGCCTATGGGGGCCGAGTTTCTACACTTGGCGACAGCGCTTCTTCGTTCCGGGAGACTATACGGGCTATAGTTATCGATTGCAGCTGGGCGCCTTCGACCTCCTGATGGCCGACCTCAACAAGGTCGCCTTCCGCGCGCCGGCTACGGCCTATACCAAGAACGCCACGGTGCGCGAGATCGAAGTGACGCTGCCGCCAAAGGCGCGCGCGGCCTACGAGGATATGGCTAGGCAGATGGCAGTCGAACTCGACACACTGAAGCCCGGTGATGACCTCATCGTTGGCGACATGGTCGTCGCCATGAGCGAGGCGGTTGCATCGCAGAAGCTGCGGCAGATCGTGCAAGGCTACATTTACCACGTCGACGATAAGGGTGTGCGTACTGTGCACCACCTGCACGACGAGAAGACCGAGGCGCTGGCCGAACTGATCGATTCCATGGGCCGCGAACCGCTGCTCGTCGCTTACGGCTTTGACCAGGACTTGGACAACATCCGCAAGATATGGAAGAACGTGCCCTATATCGGGCAGGGGATATCGTCAGCGCAGGCGTCCGAGAACATAGCCCGCTGGAACAAGCGCGAACTCCCGGTATTGGCCGTCCATCCCGCCAGCTGTTCACACGGCCTAAACCTGCAGTATGGCGGTCATCATGTGGCATGGCTCACCCTGCCGTGGTCGCTGGATGGGTACAAGCAGACCGTCGAGCGCATCGACCGCCGCGGGCAAACGCACCCGGTATTCAGCCACCATATCACGGCGAAGGACACGATAGATCAGCGCGTATCCGAGGCGCTGGTAGCGAAGGACGAAGCGCAGAACAAGCTCATCGCCGCTATCCGACAGTTGGGCTAGAGGCTGACGCCGATCAAAGGCAGCGCCCGGTAGAGCACGACCAGGACAGCGACGAGGATCACCAGCGCCTGGGCGATTTGACGGAAGCTCCCCTCCATGGGGAGCATGTCGATAAGGCGCAGGACAATCCAGCAGACAATGCCGACGACAATCAGCAGGACGATCAGTCCAATCAGACCTTCAATCACAATCCATCTCCTTGGCGGGGTGAACCCGCGGTCAGGAGCATAACACACAAAAGGCCCCGCCGGTTCAATGGCGGGGCCTCGTATCATATGCGGCGGGTAGTCACCGGTATGGGGCTCTTTCAGAAAGCATCACCTGCCTTTCTTCTGGTGTTTATCGGCTGCGACAAATCAATTGGGCGTCAGCTCTAATCGTTGGGCGCCGCGAACGCATCCGGTTCTTCGGGGTAAATGACCCCGGCACTGACAAGGCTGTCATAGGTAGCGACGCGCGGATAGTGGGCGAGCAGCGCCGGGTCGACGAGCTGGGCCACGACCTGGCTGAAGAAGTACCGGCCGTCGCCGACGCCCGCGACATAGGTGGTGTCGCCGAAGACCAGCTTGACGACCAGCTCGCCGTCCTGGACGGTGACGATCGGGGCGACGTGCGTGCGCTCGGTGCGGTAGGTCACTTGAACTTCTCCAATTCGAGCCGCAGTTCATCAGCGGCGGTCAGCGTGTCGCGCGAGAGCATGCCGCCGTTGCCGCCGACCCAGCGCCCGGCAACCATCGAGCCGTTGTCGTCGTGGCTCACGGCCTTGACCAGGGCGCGCGATTTCTTGACGAGCGCCTGGACGTCGGGGGTAGGTGCGTCGCTCACGCCCCGCCTCCCTGCTTGGTTGGCACCCACAGCCATTGACCCGGTGTCGGGCCGGCGGGTGACCGATAGTAGTACGTGCCCGTCATGTCGGGCTGGAAGGATCGCTTGTCGCGCTCGGTGTGCACCTTGCCGTTCAGCGGTCCGCCCTGACAGATTCCGGTGCGCGCGGTCATTCGCCCGCGGTGCCCACCACACCGCCAAGTGCGCAGCTGCGCCAATCTCCGTCGGCGAACGACGCTACGTCCAACTGAAGCGTAACCCACGCCCGAGAGGTGACCTTCGTCAGCACCAGCGTACCGTTCGGCTGTACGCGCATATGATCGGCGTCCACCCGGATCGGCGAATTGTCGTGAAGCCTCACGTAATAGAAGCGAGAACCTTTACCGCGCGCGTTCATCGTGCTGCTCCTGCCATGACCTTGCGCGCATAGAGCACCTGCGCCACGGCCTCGGGCGTATTGAAGACGCCGGGCATGCGCGACAGGGCGTTGCTGCGCAGGTCGAGCACTTCGGTGAACATGCCCTTGCTGGTGCGCGAATGGTTGACCTGGTAGTTCGAGAGGTCTGTCATGCGTCGTCCTCCGGGAGCTTGATGCGCTGTGGCTGGAAGACAGCGCGGTTGAGCGCCATGAAGCCTTCCTGGAAATGCGTCCGGGCGACAGCGACCCAGCGCTTGTCGGTGGCTACGCCAATGGTTCGCAGCACGGTGTCATGCCCCTCACCGGGGAGGCAAGGCTCCCCGTTATCCTTGTTCACGAACTGGTACAGTGGGCCGTCGCCGAGCGCGTCAAGCTTGCGCAGCAGGCGCTCTTCGTCTTGCTTGAACTCGTTGACGAGCGCGACCTTGTCCTCGGTCTGCGGCTGGTAGCCGTGCACCGGCAGACCGTTGAGGTTGTTCTCGGTCATGCAATAGTCTCCTTGCTGGCGGTGAACCCGCGATCCTCGGCCAGCCATGTCGGCAGGTCAACGAGAGCCCAACGGGTGTTGGGGCGGTCAGGGTCCGGGGTGATCTTGAGGTGGCGCTTGGGCAGCCAGCGCGCTTGCAGGCGGCTGCCGTTGATGCCGGCCAGTACCGCCGCTTCGGTGTCGGAGAAGACGTGCATCATGAGCGTGGTGCGGTTGGCGGGCATGCGTGGTTCCTTTGAATGTAGCCAGGAGACGTCTCAATTTGACCGTATCATGAACCCTGTCGAACAGAGCAGGCGGGGCGGCATTGAAACTCTCTACTTAGTCGGACACTCCTGGTTGCCCGGCGGAAAGTACCCCGCCTCGTTAATTTTAGCGCCGGGCTGGCTGCGAGAGACGGGGGTACGCCAGCCCGGCGCCTTGTCCGTCAGATCCGCCGCGGTCCATTGGGAGGAGGGAGCCAACCGGGCGATCATGACGAATATTTGGGTGTCTAATGGCGGGCTTTCCCCGCCGCGTTGCATGACCGCCTCCCCCGTTACAAGATCATCCAGGCTTTTACACTGGCCTGTTGCAGCACCAATACCCCCGTCTATAACCGATCCAACCCCGCCCTGTCAAGACAGTCTTGACATTATTTTACCGAGCCGGTAGACAGAACCCATGACCGCAGAAGAAGCCTGGGCCGAAGAACGCAAGGGCCTGTACCTGACCGACATAGCCAAGACACTGAACATCACCCGCGCTGCGGTCAGTGCGTGGACGCGCGTGCCTGCCGAACACGTCATCACCGTGGCGGAACTCACCGGCATTGCGCGCGAGCGTCTGCGCCCGGACCTCTACCCGATCAACCCCTGGTCAACCATTCGATAGGACATTTGATGCCCCCCACTGCAAAGCCCAAAACCCCGACTATTCTGGCCGAACTGGCCCAGCTTGCCGCCAACCTCAAGGCGGTTCCCTATGAAGACCTGGCCTCAACCCTGACCGAGACCGGCTTGATCTCGCTGCTGGCCCAGACCGACGTGACGGCGGCCCCGAGCGGGGCGACGCTGGTCACCTTCGATGTCATGGTCGGGCACAGCTATGACGCGCTCGAGCGCCTCGATTCGATCACCGTGGCCATGCCGCCGAACCCCGGCCCGGTGTCCGTCGGTGCGCGTCTCGCCGCGCGTGAGAGCGTCATGTTCCTGCTCACCGGGCGGCTGCCGCCGGTCCGTCCGCCTGTGGCCGAGACGGCAACGCCCAGGACCGGGCAGATGAACGGCGCAGACCGTACCGTTGACCTGTCGGGCGTGGTGGAGGACGACGTCCACCTCGACCCGGAAGCCGACGAGGACCCCGCAGTATCCGACCTTGCCATTGTCGGGCGCCGTGAACCGGACGGCCTGCCGATCTTCCGTGACCTCTACGAGATCGGTCCCGACGAAGCCTCGAACACCGGCGAGATCATCGCGGCGATCCTGAAAGAGCTCGACACATTCCTGGCCACCGCTTCGGCTGAACAGATCGACGCCCTGCCGGTCAAGAACCCCGATCTCCTGCCCTTCGTCAAGGACCTCGGGCGACCCGACGATACGGCGCGCCTGCGCAAACTGGTCGAGGCCCGCAAGGCCGAGCTGGCGTCCGCCGGCGCGCCGCGCCGTCGCGTCTCTGCCTTGCAGCGGGCCAACTGAGTATTGACGGCCCGCGCCGAACTGCGGTAAACAATGACCGTCAGGCGTGGTAACCTGACGCTGCGCATGACCTTTCAGGTTGGCGTGGTTCCTTTTGAAAACGGTCGCAGCTTACCCTGCGGCCGTTTTTTATTGTCTTCCACGTCGCGCTCGAGCGCGGTCACGAACACATCGTAGGCGTCGTCGTCGCGCATGTCCTCAACGCGACTGATTCCATAGGCGATGGCGCGCCGGTCGACATCGAACCACGCCCCGACATCGGCCTGGCGCATGCCGAGGACAGTATGGCAGAGGTACCAGCACAGGTGCCGAGCCCGGGCGTCACAGTGGCGCTGGAACGGTCCGCAGATGCGCGCCGGCGGCAGCTGGGTGGCCTGCGCAACGAGGCGCAGCACGTCAAAGGCGTCAGTCATGGTGATTCCTGTCATTTACGCGCTACGATATCCGGTGGGTCGCCGGGGCGCGGCTTGGGCGGGGGCGTGCCGAGCATGTCTTCGTCGGGCAGGTTGATGATCAGGGCGAGCATGTTTTCCGCCCAGTACCATTCGGGGTGGCGCTTCGGGATACCGTTGCGCAGGCCTAGCCGGCGCGCCGAGACCGTGCAGGTGAAGCGGCTCTGCGTTGGCCGTGCCACCCAGCCGCGCGGATCATAGCTCGGCGGCTCGACCAGGATCATGACCGCCGGGATCTTGAGGTCGGTCAGGCGCACGAACTGCAGGCGGATGCGGCGCTTCCGCATGTCCCTTGGCGTGTAATAGAAGGCGGCGTAGCGCTGGTCATGCAGTTCGAGCAGGCGATCGATCACGTCCCCGGAGAAGGTGAAGGTGATCAGCTTCTGCCCCATGCCGGTGCCCACCAGATGCACGACGTTCTTGAGCGGGGCCGGGCCGGGTGGCTTGCGCGGGCCCGGCGGCTTCTTGCGCAGCATGCGCTTACGGCCGCGTGGCCCTTTGGACTTGATCGTCTTGACCATCAGCCGTGCTTTGGTTTGCGGCCCGGTGCCGTTGGGATCGGGCGATTGCCGCGGGCGAAGTGATGCGGGCACCACGATCGCCCTTCCTTGACCGGCGCATTGCAGAACAGGAACGGCCCGTCGCCGATCGGCCAGGCGCAGCCGGTGCGCTGTTCGAGCGGAACCGGTGTCGTGCCGGGCAGCGCGCCCCACGCCGCGCCCTTGAGCGGCTTGGTGTCAGGGGCGAGCAGCGGGGCGGTGAGCGCGACATAGTTCGTAATGCCGGCGTGGCGGGGCTTGGCTTTCTTGCGTTCGGCCTTGCGCCGTTTGGCTGTTGCGCGCCCGCCTTTCGTCTTGTCGGCAGTGGCAATGGCCCGGGGTAGCTCATTGCGTTCGCGGGCCCGGTGGATCAGACCGGCCACCGCTTCGCGGGAGGTGTTGAGGGCTTCGGCGATCTGCTGGTAGGTCGAGCCGTCGATCAATAGCGGGCTGATGGCCGTGACGCGCTGCGCGGTGCTGCTTTCGCTCCAGATCATGGGCTACTCCTCGTCGATCTGTTCAAGGTCAAAGCGGGCGCGGGCGAAGATCCGCTTCCGGCGCAGCAGTTTGGCACGGTCCTCTTCGGCGCGCAGGATGAACTCTTCGTTCTCCTCGATGGTGCGCCGGGCGAGCTTGATGTTGGTGCGCGCCTGGGTGATGGCAACGCGCAACTCGTCAGCCTGCTCGGCGACGCTGGCATAGTGCGCGGCGGCCTGGGCCTTGGGGACGTTGGGATCGGGGGCGCTCTTGACGGGGGGAGGGCTCATGCGGGGGTTCCTTTCAGGATGGTGGGCGGCCGGGGCGGTGACAGCCCCGGCCGATAAGGCGCAGACTGTCAGCATGCGCCGTCGCTGGTCGATTCCGAGTAGGACAGGTACGGCCGGGACGTGCTGATGGTCTTGTACTTGCGGGTACAAGTCGGCACCGGAGTTTCAGTCACAATATCCGGGCCATATCCGCCATCGATAACTGTGTCCGGGGTGGCCGCAACCGGCATGATAGCCGCAGAACCAACCGGCTCGGAAAGCGACCACGCATAAACGCAATCGGCATTCAGACCAACAGGGGTGTGCATCACGCCATTCATTGCCGGGACCTGCGGGCAATCGCCGTTGCGAACATCGGTCGGATGGCTTTTCCCCTTTGTTGCAGCTTTTCCGGGAATCGCTGGTGTGCCGGGAATGACCGTATCAGGAAGCTCGGGGCCTGGGGTCACTGTCGTTTCAATGCGGGTGCCGTTGGTCTTGCCGATCAGGATAGTAACCGAGGCCGCCGAGGCGGCGGAGGTCAGCATGAGCGCCGCGAGGGCGCCGTAGAGGAAGGGCTTCATTTCAGTCTCCTATGCGTAGCGGTATTGCCACGGTGAGGCGGACCGGGCTGCGGTCCGCCTGGCGGTGTCAATCTGGTTTGCTGAGCGCGCGGATCTGGGCTGCGAGGCCAGCCGACACGTCCTTGGCCGCCCCGTGCACGGCTATCTCGGTCAGGTAGTGACGGTTTCTGACCGAACTCTCCTGTCGGGTTTGCCACTTCACGAATTCCGCATCAGCCACTTCAGCAGCCGCCTCTACACCACGCGCATAGCCCCGCGCTTCGGCTTGCATGATAGCGCGGGCGATGGATGCGGTATCCTTATAGAGCTTTACGTCATCCGGATCGTCGGGGATCAGGCCCCAAAGCTGCTCCAGATTGATCTCATGAGCGATGTCCCAAACATCCTGCGGGATATTTTCGGGGCGGCTAGGCATTGGTGGGCCCCTTCCCATAAAGCGCGCGGATGGCAGCGGATGCGCACTGTTCGCAATCCTCGTAGCCATAGAAGTTGTGCACGCACTTATCGTTCTTGCTGTTGATCCCGGCGCGGTCGTAACCTTGGTCGATCAGATCCGCAGCCGCCCTCACCCCAGCCGCATAGCCTTCGCGGCGGGCTTGATCGATGGCGCGCTTGATGGCATCGCCCATGTCACTCATCTGCCGTCTCCTTCTTGCTTGCGAGGGCGGCACGGGCCTGCAATTCCGCGATCAAGTCGTAGATACTGCGCCCCGCCAATTCCTCGTAAGATGGCCGCCCGAGCATGTCCCAGATGCGGTCTACAATAGCGGTCTCGTCTCGCAATTGCCGTTCAAGCTCTTCGGAACGGGCCTCGGCAGCTTCGGCGCGGTCAAAAAGCCGTTGGTTCTCGTCGGCGTAGCTGTCGCACATTACTTCGGCAGATTTCCCCTCTGCCCTCAGCGCAGCAATAATGGCAGCGTCTGCGTCAATGCGGGCTTGTGGGTAGAGGGGTTCCACCACTTGCCCCAAATCTTTGGTTTTCGGGAGCCTAGGCGAATAGCTGCGAAACCCACCCGAAACTCTGCTAATGACCCAAGCCACCGGCCCGATCTCGCTCTCTGGCGGCTTGGGTGCGGCTGAAAGCATGGCGCTGAAGCGATGGAAAGCGTTCCACCACTCACCGGTATATCGGCGGTCATTATCGACAAACAACTCGGCAAGCTCACGCGGCACCAGCACAAAGGCGGTCTGTGTGTCAGTCATGGGATGGCTCCTTTGCGGCTTGAAGGGCGGCGGTGAGAGCGGCGATGCGGGCATCTTGAGCCCGGATCACATCGACGGCGTTTTTCAGGTAGCTTTCGCACCAATCTTGAGTGCCATGTTTGCAGTGATGGTAGGCGCTGGGTAGCCATTCGAGCAGATGCGTGGCCCGCTCTACCATGGCATCGTCCACAGCTTGGGGTTCGAGGGCCTTGCGGACGAGATCGGCCCGAATGTATTGCGGGCTATCTTCCGTTGCTGCCGCGCACGTCCAAAAGCCACCGTGCATACCCTCTCCATCCTGCGCCACCCTTATCCATTCTGGAGCGCCTTCTGTATTCCCTGCATTTCGGGATAGCATCCCCGCCATCTCCAGCGGCTTCACCCTCACCCCGCCAACGGCAGGTGCGCGGGTGTTCCATGCGGCGATGGCTTCGGCCTCTGTGGGACAAGCACGTGTCACGACATGGCAGTTCTCGTTCGCGCACACCAAGCGAAACCACCCCGGCCCGTAATAGGGGGGAACTTGTTTGCCACGCGTATCCCAGTTAAAAACTCTATTGCCCATAGGCCTGATCATTTTAGCTGGACCAGCGCAAAACGGGCACGGCTTCAGTTCTGTCGGTGTTGTGGTCATGATGATTTCTCCGGGGTGGCTTGAAGGGCGGTGCGGGATCTGGAAATTTCCTCAAGCTGGACGCTGCTGTATTCGTTCGTAGCCACGGGCTTCCTGCCCTTCTCAAGCAGAAAGTCATTGTCCGTGAGCCTGTTGCCGCGAGTGTCAATGATGTGGCACCCAGAGCGAGCTAGCGTGGTCAGCGTGTTGTCCCACGAGCCAATCGAATAACTAAACTGCTCGCCTACTGCGGAGAAGTGGCCCGCGATACGCTGGACGTCTTGATGGTTGTGCGCCCAATACCCGCGAGCTTCATTGAAGTGGAAACTATGCGGATCGACATACTTGCCGAGCAATGCGCTAAACTGCTCGGCAAGGTCATAGGCGACCGTCTCAGCAGCGGCGCTTGTGAAGCCGTTCCGCAGCGCGCGGCGTGTGCGGATTGATCTTGCCATCACGCGGCCTCGTTTTCGAGTTCGGCCATATCAAGGCAGTCGTTGAAGCCGTGGTAGGTGGTTTCCATATCGAACCCCATCTTTGACATTGCTGACTGGTAGGCGGCGCGGTGGATAGCGATGAGCTTGCGGCCATTCTTTGTGCCGACCAGCTTACGGAGTGTGGCGACCGTCTTGGTGTCCAGTTCGTTGCGGGCCATTTTCGTTCTCCAATCGTGTATCTGATTGCCTTTATAACCGATAGCTGTTATAACGTCAATAACCAATATCACTTATCGGGGTAAATTGATGGGCAGGCCGCCGCTAAACGCCAAGTCAGTCACGACCGCAACGCTAATCCGACTGCCGACTGTCACCTTGAACAAGGTCGATGAACTGGCTGGCCCGAACAGGCGCGGCGAGTTCATCCGCGAGGCCATAGAGCGCGAGATCAAGCGGCGCGAACGTAAGCCCATCACCGCCCCTCCCTCTTAGCGACTTCGGCCATGAGAGCGTCGGCATAGCGGGTGGCGTCGAAAGCGCAGTTCGGATAGTTCTCGCCGCCAGCCGAAATAACCCCCGTCATTGCAGCGCATGCCGCCCGGAACCAGCGATCATCAACGCGGGTGGGTGGAGCTGGTGCATCAGGCTCCCACGACTTGCCGCCATCCGAGAAGGTGCCTGGTGGGTCAGCTATGTCAACGCGGGTGGATGGGTCTGGCTGCGCGGCAGGGGTGACCTGATAGCCCTCAAAGACAAGCTGCAAATAAGCATCCCGCCCGACGATCTGTTCAGGGGTGCGTTTTGGCGGACTCGCATCCCCCACCTTCGCCACCGGCTTGCCATCCGCATCAATACCGTACGCTGCAAGAATGGCGGCGGTGGGCTCGATGAGATCGTTAAACGACTGCCCGTAGTGGGCATAACCACCCGCACTCCAGGACTTAACAAGCCGTTCCGACCAAAAGCCAGCGCGCCCTCGCCCCTCCAAATCCGTCACGAGCGTTTTCCCGTCGCGCGTCATGGCTGGCTTGCCGGGCTGGGGTTTCCAGTTGGGGTTGGTCATGATGCGGCCCCGTAGCTGCGAATGTATTCCTTCGCTTGCTCCTTGGTCATGACTTCGCCGTCCCAGTCATTGTAGATTGGCCCGTCAATAGCCTCGATCAGGTCGCGCAGCGCCTGCTTTTGCTCATCCGTGTCTTTCTGGGATACTAGGCTCCACGAAACCCCGCCCTCAGCGTATCGGCGTAGGGCTTCTTTGCTGGCCTCAGACGTGCATTTCCAGCCCTTCAGTGTGCCAAATTTCAACGACAGGTGTTCCTGCCCCGCCGTATGCTGTGTCTGTGTCATGGCTCATACCTTCCCAAGTGCTGCGTGAAACCTGGCTTTTTCAGACTCCAACAGAGCGGCATGCTGCGCCTTGATGGCCTGCTGAATTTCGGTGATGGCCGCGTTGGTAGCCTTCTCGATTTCCTGCTTGAATGCGCGCTGCATGTATTGACTGACCAGATACTCGATGCGGCTATAGCTATTGGTGCGGCTCCACCCATCAGCGGTGACCGGCTTGCCGTCATTGCCCACGCGCGCGTCAAGGTATTCCCGCCCGGTCAAACCGATGAATTCCCGCATGGTGACTGGCTTCTTGTCGCCGAAGGATGGCGTTAAAGGCTGGTCAATAATTTCAGCGGTAACGGCGGATAATGCCTTGTCTGCCATGGCAGTGATCTGCTCGATGCACTTGGCTTCAATCGACTGCGCAAGTTGGCGGTCACGGCGCTGCCCGACAATCAATGCGGCGGCGGCTTCCACGATCAGCGCTTCCATGTCCCGCTGGGTATAATCGCGCATCGATACGGTGAACTCTATGCCGTGCCCCTCAGGTTTTAAGGTGGCAACGGCGGCTGTTACAACATCGATGGGCTCCGATTGGCCGTCCCAATCGCGTTCGGCCATTTCGGCGGTGCTGGCAATTTCATTGTTCTGTGTGGTCATGGCTCATACCTCTGTGGGTTGGGTGGTGGCGGGCGAGGGCCACACCGGAACGGTAGGCAGCAAATTGTGCCAGGGGATAATGAGGCAGCTACCGCCGGAGGTACGTGTTTCCGGGTTCCACCAACGAATGTGGAATTGCAGTTGGCTGCTCACCGGGCAAGGCCCGCCGTTGTGTGTGATGAATGGGTGGGTCATAGGGTGGGCCCTGCAACAGGCTCAACGTAGCCCGTAGGCTGCGCGGGCGCTGCGGCGATGATTGATTGCAGGATCGGCTTCCACGTGCGCCAGAACTCAAGCGCCTTCTTGCCGTCCATGGCCGCGATTGCGGCGTCGTCAAAGCCCCACCAGTCGGCGATAGCGTGGCACTGGCACCCGATGTGCATAATGGCGTCGGTGTAGGTGACAGCGTAGGTGCCGGTGAACAAGGTGCGCACATAGGGGTTATCGCCAACGGCGTAGCGCAGGTTGGCGGAGCGCAGGTTGGCGTAGCGCAGGTCGGCGTAGCGCAGGTCGGCGGAGCGCAGGTCGGCGGAGCTTAGGTTGGCGGAGCGCAGGTCGGCGTAGCGCAGGTCGGCGTAGCGCAGGTCGGCGGAGCGCAGGTCGGCGGAGCTTAGGTTGGCGGAGCGCAGGTCGGCGGAGCGCAGGTTGGCTTCTGCTTTCAAAGCCGCCATGACCGCAAGGCCGAGCTTGACGCTTTCCGGGGTGCTTTCAGGTGCGTCAATGTCAGCCGTGTAGATAACTGCGTTGGTATAACGATGCTTGATCTCGTATTTCATTTTCACTCATCTCCAATCTGTCGAACGTTCGGAGCCGATGGCTTGAACGTGTTGCGGCAAGTGTCGCTCTCGCTGCCCCAGCCGGCGACGCTTATGCCGTAGAGCACCAGCAGGAGGATGCCCGCGCTGCCAACGACCAGGACCAGCGCCGCCTGTTTGTCGAAGCTGTTCATGACAACCACCCTAGCCAGCCGAGGTTGGTCATGATGTTGCCAATGGCGACGCCATTGATCCAAAGGCTGATGGCGAAGAGCCAGAAATAGGGGTTGTAGAGGCGCATGGTCGGGGTTCCTTTTTAGCGGTCAGGTGTTGGTGGCCGCCGGCAAGGCGGGCACCGGGACGGCGACAAGCTGGCAGGCGTAGACGTCGTGGGCGATGGTCGCTCGGTACTGCTCCGCCAGAAGGTATAGGGTGAAAATTCCGGCGGCCGCAATTAACAGCATCCCAAAGATAACGAGGAGAACAATACCGGTCTCGTATAGGCAATGCCTGACGCCGTGCCAGTCTATTTGATTCATCATTTGGCGTACCTCCATGCGATGATCGGATCGTCGGGTCGGGCCAGCGCGTCGTGGCTGACGAACAGCACATAGCGGAGCAGCCCGGTCTGGCGCAGCACGTCGATGCGCCGGCCCTGTTTCGGGCGTCCGGCGGCGTACAGGCGCCACTTCTTGGCGGTCTCGACGGGCGGCGGGTTGGCGTACTTCTTCCATTCGTCCGGGATAACCGGGTACGTGGACGATCTGTGCAGGGCGTCGGACTCGCCGCCGGTGTCATTTTGCACTTCGCGCACTTCACCGGGTCCGTTCTGCCCGTCCACGGCTACGGTGGTCGGCTGGCGCTGGGCAGCCTCGAGGACGGTCAGGCGCGTGAGGATAGCGTCGGTGATGGTTGTCAGGCGGTCAAGGAGACCGACCAGCCCATCGAACTTGTCCGCCAAAGCGTCGATGCGCTTGTCCATCGCGTCGGGGTCTGGGGTGTTCGCATAGGATGTATAGCCGCGGTTGTTGTGCGCGCTCAGTTCTTCGCCCCCGCGCGCCGCTTTGGCGGCGATGGCCTGGTCGTCGATCTGCTGGCTCAGAACGAAAGCGGGGTCGAGCGGCACTTTGGCGGAATCGGTAACACCGATTCCATCCCAGTCCTGCTTGTCCAAGGTATCGGCGACGAGTTGCTTGATCCAGTCCGGCGTGCGGTCGGGGAGATAATAGTCGGGCATGGTGGTGGTTCCTTTTGATCAGTCGGTGTTAGGGCGGTCGGCTATTCCTTGAGAAAGAGATTGGCGAGGGCGGTGTTGGTCATGTCGCCATCGCGGTAGCCGACCTGTCGGCGGGCGGGCCAGTGGCCGTGCGCCATGAACCACGCCAGCATGCCCGCGCCGTACTGGCGCCCGGCGGCGCGCAGGAAAGGGCGGCCATTGGGGGCCTGCTGGGCGGCTGGCACGCCCTCGCGCTGGGCGGGGTGGCGATGATAGAAGCGCCCGGTGGTGGGATCGTAGGCGAAATAGTCGTGGGCCTGCCGGAGCGTCAGGACGCCATCGCCGGTGCCGGCGGTGCGCTCGGCCTGGCTAGCGGGTAAGGTGGGGGGCGGGTTGTCGCGCACGAAGCGGTAACCCTCGGCGGCGGCGGTGGCGAAGGCCTCGGCAGTATCGAGGTCGCGGAACATGCCAAGGACGATGCGCGTATCGCGCTCGGCGCGCGCGAACCAGGTCACCTTGTCGGCGCTCAGCGTGACGTAGGGAAGGGCGGACTTGCGGCCCTGCTCGGCCTTGCGCTCGCGCAGCCGCTCACGATAGCGGCGCATCTTTGCGGCCTTGGTGGTACGGCTGTAAAGGACAGGGCGCGGCACGAGATTGACCTTGGCCAGGTTCTCAGGATTGCCGTCACGAAAGCCGATCGGGTGCTCGGGCCAGTCGCCGTGATGGAAGAACCACGCAACTCGGGCGGCGGGATAATAGCGCTTCTGAAAACCGACGACGATGTGGCCGTTGGAGGCTTTGCTACCGGCTCGGGACCCCTCCAGAACACGGGGGGAAGAGCGCAGCCAAACCAGCTCTCCGGTGTCCGGATTGCAGTCGAGCGCGGCGTACATTGCGTCGAGAATGTGGCAGCTTGGAGTGCGCAAAATGGGTCACATTACTAGTGCGTTTTGAGAGCCCTTTTTTAGCAGGATTTGCCCATATCGTCAAGCGTGGAAATCGGGGGCGGCGCGGGGTGAGGTGGAACGCGGTACGATTTCGGGTTTTTTGACCGTTTCCAGACCATCGGCGTGGATTCGCCGAAAGCTCGTGTTACAAAGTTCAATGAAATCAGTTAGTTAAGATAACTAGAAAGAGTAGTATCTTTTAGCCTCTATAGACTGGATAGACTTTATAACTTTATATTGCTTATCACCCTATAGGGTCTGTGAAGGGTGGCTAGAAACGATCTTAGGTTGGCCACATTCTCGCCACGATTGCTCACCCGCGATTACGAGGCGCGGCGGAGAGCTTCGGCGAGGGCTAAAGAGGGGGTGAAAGTCCAGCCGGTGACCGGTCGGCCGTCGAGGTGCGCGCGCCAGAAACAGCGGCGGCGGCGATAGTCGGCGCGGCTCGGTTCTAAGGTGTACGGGCCCGCTTTTACGACGCCGGCGATGATGCGGATCTTTGGCGGCATGCTCGGATTGCTCCATTAATTTTGGGCGGTCGGATTGCCCCATGAAAAGGCGGCGCCTATCAAGGGCCAGGGCACACGGCGGTGCACTGGCCCCGGTTGACGTCGTTACGGCTTCGGCATGCGGTAACCGTGAGCGGGGTGCTTCTCCGGTGCGGTCTGGCCCCGGTTGAGTTCGTCGGCTCGGCGTCTAGCGCTTTCGTGGGAAGAGAAGCGCACGATATTGCCGCGGTTGTCGACAAGCTCGTAATGCCCCCGGATGCTCTCAGGGTCGGGGTAGTATACGACGCGCCAACGGCGCGCACCTTTCAAGCCGCTAGCCGGTGCGTAAATGCCGGTCATGCGTCGAACCCGCTATCCAACAGGCCATCATCATCCAGGGCCATGCCGGCGTCGGTTGCAGCCAGCAGCACGGCGACAAGGTCGCTAGCGCGGCGCTGCAGCCCACGGTCAGCAGGGAAACGGGCCAGGCGCGCGGCCAAGTGCCTTGCGCGGCGTCCCAGCGGCCCGTTGGGCGCGTCCAAGGCGTGGGAGAGGGAGAGCAGCAGGGCGGCGCTGGAAGGGACGTGGGCGCGGCTCTGGCTGTGGTTGGTGGCGGGCATGGTGTGGTTCCTTTTGGGTTGAGGTGCAGCGGTATGGCTGCGGGGTCTGGCCTGAGCGCCAGTCAAGGCCAAGGCGGTCAGCCTTGGCCCGGTTGGGGCTCAGCGCAGGCTGTAGGCGCAGGTGTCGGTTGAGAGGTGCTCGGTGCAAGCGGTCATGGCGTCCCGGTCAGCGCCGATCAGCACGGCGGCGCAAATGGCCAGGGTCAGCAGGGCGGCGGTCAGGTAGATCAGGCGCAAGGTGTCTTTAGGGCTGCGGTAGGTCATGGGTTGGGCTCCTTTCGGCGGTCAGGCTCGGGATTGAACGCTGATCAAGTGCCAGCCTTGGCGGCTGGCACCGGTTAGGGTTCGTCACATCCCGGTCATGGCAGCGCGAACGGCGGATTTGCTATAGGGCGCGCCGTCAGGCGTTTTCGTCGAGCCAACCAAGGCCAGAAAATCGTTCACAGCAGCAGCGCGGTTCTTGGCGACGCTGACGCATTCGCGTGCCAAGTTATGCAGCCCTTCGTCATTGTTGATCCACAGCGCGACGTTCCAGTGGTTGTAGTTCTTGTGGCCGTTGTAGCTCATTTGTCGGTTTCCTTTTGAGTACCGGTTGTGGTCGGGCGCGATATGCGACGGGTCAGGCGTAGATTTTACCGTCATCTCCGATGTAGAGATCGACGTCGCCGAACGCGTGTGCTGCGTCGCTGAGCTTGTCGCCAGCAGGACCATAGCCCCGATCCCAAAAGCCGGCGCCATGGCCGCAACGGGTCAACCAGAAGTCGTGCCCGTGCTGTTCATCGCTCGCGCCCGCCTCAGTCATAAGCGCGGCGTTCGCGTCATAGAACGCGTCACAATCGGCGCGCATGGCGGCCAGGGTATCCGGCGCGATGTCGGTTTCGTCGAAGCGCTTATCAAGCGGCTCGCCGTCATCATCGGAGGTGGACCAAAGGGCGGCTATAACGTAGCAGTCGAAAAAGATGTCAGGGGCGGTCATGTTGGTTTGTCCTGTTGTGTCGGTTGTGAAAGCTGACTAGGCGCGTTTGCTGTCGGTCCAGTTGTACTGTGTGCCGTCCGGGCCAATGATGAACGCCGCATGGTATGCGCCGCGCGAATGTTTGCGGATGGCGCTTGCGAGTGTCCGGTGTGCGGCTTTCAGGGTCCGGTGCGATCCGCACAGTTCAGCACGCTTATTGATCCGGTCGTAAGCCTTGATATAGACCGCGAAGCGATCAGGCACGACATGGGCGCCGATTTCGGCAAGCCAGTATGGGTTGAGATAGCAGGTTGGCATGGCGCGGTTCCTTTGTGTTACGTCTAAGGCCTATCAACCATGGTAATGGATGTTATGTCAAGCGTCTATTTCTCAGACGATAGCCAACTCGTCGCAAAGCCGCATGCTACAAGGGCACTGCGCGCGGTTTAGCGCGTTTATTTTGTTGACCTATGTTTGAGGGCGCGAATGGATCGGCCGGTACGGCGCACAACCCTGCAGGAACTGGACGAATCAGACGGTTTGCAAGGGCTTACGTCTAAACAGTACGCCTTCGCGGTGGCCTGCTTTTCCGGGCTCAACGATACAGACGCCTACCGTAAAGTTTACGACTGCCAAGGTATGACGGACACGTCCATACATGGCGCGGCTGCGCTCTTGTCCAAGCACCCGTTAGTTAACGCTAAACTAAAAGAACTAAGACTTAAAGTAGATAGCCAAACAACTCTTGCTCCATACTTAACAAGAGAATTGGTTATTAACGGAATACTAGGCCTCGCGACCAACTCTGACAAGGACTCAGTAAGATTGGCCGCTTATATTGCGCTCGGCAAAACCGTCGGCATCGATCTATTTAGGGAGGTGCACGTGACAGAAAAAATTACCCGCACACCCGAAGATGTTGACAAAGAATTGCTCAACCACATTAACAAACTCAAACCAATACTTGAGAGCACGGCCCGCGATGTCACGCCAGACAAGGGGGGTGTTGCCTCCGAACAATCGGGGGGTACTCGGCCCGATCGTCGGCGCAAGCCTGGCACGTGAACGGCTGCGCTCGGTTGCCTTGTGGTGACGGGCTTGGCTGTGGTCGGCTGTCAGGCTGAAGGCGGTTAGGTGTGAGCTGTCAGGTGCAAGGCTGACCTTTTGCGCCGGTTCCGGACCGGCGAGGGGGTGGCAGGTAGGGGAGGGACCTATAGGCTGGTTACCTCCTGCCTGTTCGATAATCATGCCTTGCAGCTCGCTCGATGCCAGAAAATATAGAAAAATCAAACGCCAAACCGCAACGAACCCCAAAAAATTTTCAGCAAAAATCTAAACGCCAAACCGGCTGGACGCTGACACCGCCCGGGCGGTAAGCTGAAAGCCTGAAAACTGAAACATCCAACCACCAGACCAAAAGGAACCCACCCCCGATGAACATCCCCCGCCTGACCCGTGCCGAACTCCGCCGCGTCGAAGCGGTGCACGCCGCAGCCACGGCCTTTGCCAGCGGTCTTTATGAGACACAGGCCGAACTGTGGTCCCTTGCCGTGTTCTTCGAGCGGTTCATCGAGACCGGCGCCGAAGGCACGCTCGCCGACTTCGGGCCTCTGGACGACGATGAAGACCATGACGCCCCCGGCGCCAAGATCCTGCACATGGTGCCGCGCCCGTGACCGAAACCACCATCCAGCTCGACATCAAGACCCGCGCCATCCGCTCCGGTGACCGCTGGGCCGTGCAGCGGCTGAAACCGAACGGTGACTGGGACATGATCGCCAACTGGGCCGGCGGCCGACGGTCACTTGTGCACTGGTGCGAGCGCAATGACGTGCACCCGAGCCGCGCGGCCGAAGCACAGCTGGCCACCCTGCCGGAATCGCACGGGTTCCGCGACCGATGAGCCAGCAAGCCACCGCCCTGTTTGTCATCGTTGTCATCCTGCTCGGTATCGCCGGGCCCATCGCCGAGCGGTTCATCCCGCCTCCCGCCAACCCCGGCGTGCATCGCGGCTCTGGTCCGGATGAAGGTGTCTTGCCGTACCAGTGACCGCGTGCTAGGTATCAAAGCCATAATTCTGGTTGCTACCGCCGTCGCAAGGACACCATGCCGCACGTCATCGACCCTACGTTACGCCCGCTCCACGCCAAGATATACGAGGCCATTCGCGAGCATTGGCTGACCAGCGGCCAGGGTCCAAGCAAGCTGGAACTGATGCGCGCCTGTGGCGTTAGCATGACCACGGTGATCCAGGCGACCAATGAGTTGCGTCGGCGCGGCTTCGTGCTGGCGCCGAAATTTTCTGTTCGCGGCATCAAGCCGACCGACATGGAGCGCACCGTCTCGACCAAACCGCTCGACCCGTGGGCCGAGCTCGACGACGCCCCGCAACGCTACTGATCCCGAAAGGACGCCCTATGCCCATTACACCTGACAAGATCCGCCATAACGCCTTCAGCGAGAACCTGAAGACGGACTTCATTGCTGTCGATGCCGGCGGTAATATCCTGACCCGGGCCTCGACCGAGGCGGCGGCACGGCACGCAGCCCCCGACGCCGACGCGATCTTCACCGGCAAGGACCTGACCCACGGCCACAAGGCGCGCCCCGAACAGGCGAGCCACGATGACGCCCTGGCCAAGGTCGTCAAGCAGGTCGACCCGGCCGTGCTCGAGGATTACAAGGTGCCTGAGACCCCGGCGGCCGAGACCGTCGTGCCGCCCGCGATCACGCCGGCTGCGCTCCCCGACGCGCCTGCACCGACGGAAACCGTACCGGCCGCGCATTTCCCGGCGCCGGCCGAACAGCCGGAAACCGGCACCTTCGACCACGATGGTGACGGCAAGCCCGGCGGGTCGCGCCCGAAGGGTAACCGCCAGCGCAAGCCGGCGTAACAGACGACCGACTTTTCTTGTGCCCGGGTTCACCCCGGGCACATGCACATCAGGGACCGATAATGACCGAATACCGTTACCGCTGGATGCGGGTGGCGGGGCCAAAGGGCCCACCGACCAAACACCCCGCCGCGCAGCATGACCGTCGACCATCGCGGTACGCTGTAGAGTACCATAACCGCCGGAAAAAGAAGGGTTGGGAACTGGTTCCCGCCGAAGAATACCCCATGCCGGACCCCGGTTATGCCGGGCTCGCGCTTATGCGTATCCCCGAAGCCAAGGCGGCAAAACTTGACGCCAAGATCTTCGCCGCAACACAACACGAGTTGCACGGCAGGGGGTCACCCGCAGCGCATTGGCTGCGCGGCCAGACCGAAGCCAGCCCCCGGTTCGTGGAAAACGCGGCGCAACACCGGCCGCTCACCCCCGAGACCATCGCGGCGCTGCCGGAAATCATACCGGACGACATGTGCGAAAGTGTCCAGGCGTACATCGAGGACATCATGGTCAACACGACATGGGACGCTGACGTGCTGGACAAGATCAACGCGCTCCGGGCGCGGATGAAACGCAGGCTGTACAGCGTGACGGCGACCGGCGCATTGCAGATCGAGTAGGCGGCAAGGTATAGCATTACCAGATGATCTCAGACGCAGACCTCAGACAGCTCGAACGGCAATTGCCCAACCTGGACCCGGAGCACAAGCGCCGGGTGCTAGAGCTTCTGGAAGAGCGCGATCGCGTGCGCCAACTTCAAGAAGCGCGCGACCATTTCTTGCCCTTCGTGAAGATGATGTGGCCCGAGTTTATCCCCGGCGCGCATCATACCATCATGGCGGAGGCGTTTGAAAAGATCGCCAGCGGTGAGCTAAAGCGCCTGATCATCAATATGCCGCCTCGTTTTACCAAGAGCGAACTATCCAGTTGGCTGCTACCCGCATGGCTGATCGGTAAGCGCCCAACCAGCAAGGTTATCCAGGCATCAAACACCGAAGCACTGGCCTCTGGGTTTGGCCGTAAGGTTCGCAACCTGATCAGCGGCGAGGGCGGCGACACGGAACAGACCGATCATCCGTTCAGCCAAGTGTTCCCCGATGTATGGCTGGCAAAGGATAGCCAGGCCGCGGCCGGGTGGCATACGAACCGTGGCGGGGAATATTTCGCCATCGGTGTCAATGGTAAAGTGACCGGAAAAGGCGCGAATTGCGCATATTTCTCCTGCAAGTGCCTGACTAAGCGGGGCTATATTCTCATCGCCGACGTGCGTGTCGGCGACGAGGTACTCGGATATGACCATCGAACAGAAACACCTACGTGGACAACCGTCCGTGCAATCAGCACGCAACGAAAGCCGGAAATCCTCAATGTCTCCGGATTTGTATGCACCCCCGAACACCGAGTATATACCCGGCGGGGTTATCGACGGGCGCTGGCAGCCCGACATGATAAGAGCGACCTGCTCACGCTGCGAGAAGAGCTTTATCCGGGCGGCGAAGGAGTACCGGGCGCACTTCAAGAAGGCTGGCGTCCGAGCGCAGAAGACGTATTGTTCAGACGCGTGTCGGAGGAACCCCGCGACGTTCACCTGCCCCCAATGTGGGGGCTGGAAAGCGCAGATGGCGGTCACCTGCAAGCCCTGCTACCTGAAGGACAAGCACGTGCATCTGGCGTGCAAGAACTGCTCAAAAGAGTTCAAGCGCCCAAAGTCCATGCAAGACAAGAGCGATCGGCTGGCTGGCTTCAGTGGCAACCATTTCTGCACCCGGAACTGCTATCTGGAGTACTACGCGGCGAACCCGAAACCTTCGACTGCAGTGGCCACCGGCGCGTGCAAAATATGCAGCGAACCAGTTCTGAGAAAGGGCGGGAAGTATTGCTCTATGAAATGCTATTCGGAGCGAGCCAAGGTTCGAGACGCGCCTTACACGGGAGCGTGGAATCAAGAGCGGGCGCGGACCAAGAAGCGCTTCAATGGGCAGTGCGCGGTATGCGATCGGACAATGGACCGCGTGCAGGTGCATCATATCGACCACGACTCGACGAACCATACCGCGGTGAATTTGGTGCTGCTATGCGAGCCGTGCCACGGGTTTTATCATCAACGCGCGTCGGAGACAGTGCGAGCCATGTTGAAGGTGCACTTCACGGCCCTGGCCACTGGGTCGTAGACCTCCAGACGGATAGCGAGAACTTCTTCTGCGAAGGAGTTCTCGTCCACAACTGCGCGATAATCGACGACGCGCATTCCGAGCAGGAAGCCAAACAGGCGGAGTCAAACCCCGCCGTCTACGATACTGTTTGGGAATGGTACTCATCCGGCGTTCGTCAGCGTTTACAGCCCGGCGGGGCCATAGTCATCCCGATGACACGCTGGAGCAAAAAGGACCTGACAGGCCGACTGGTAAAACAGATGCAGGACGCCACGGGGCTCGCCGACAAATGGGAGGTGATATCCTTCCCGGCGATCCTCGACGAAGGTGAGCCGACGGAACGGTCCATGTGGCCAGGGTTCTGGCCCTTGGAAGAACTTCAGCGGACGCGCGCCGCGCTCCCGGTTGCCAAGTGGTCCGCACAGTACCTTCAGAACCCGGTCTCCGAGCAGGCCGCTATTCTCAAGCGCGAGTACTGGCGGCGTTGGGGGGATGACGACAAGGAACGTTGCCCCGGGCCCATGCACGCTGCCGCGTGGCAGAACGGCGACCCTCCGGCCTGCGATTACATCATTGGCAGTTGGGACTGCGCGTCGACAAAGAATGAGCGTAGCCATCCAAGCGCCTATACGTTGTGGGGGGTGTTCAAGGCTGAAGACCCTGATACCGGCAAGACGGTCAACAACATCATCCTGCTTTCGTCCTTCACCGCCCGCATGGAATTCCCCGAGCTCAAGAAACGCGCCAGGGAGTTTTACGACGAGGATAACCCAGACACGCTGTTGATCGAAAACAAGGCTGCCGGCATCCAGCTGTTGCAGGAGTTCCGCGCCATGGGCATACCGGCGGAAGATTTCTCCGGGTCTAGTCGAGGCACAAAATCTTTGCCGAACGATAAGATCGCGCGCGCCAACATGGTCGTTGACATCTTCGCGTCCAAATACGTCTGGGCCCCTAATCGGCGCTTCGCCGACGTCGTGATCGAGGAGTGCGCCAGCTTCCCTGCGGGGGACACAGACGACCTCGTGGACAGCACGGTACAAGCGATGATACGTTTCCGGCAGGGCGGTTTCATCCGCACCGCCAATGATGAACCCGAGGAAGAGCCCGTGCGCAGGCACCGCAAGAGGTACTACTGATGGCTGACGCGGCAACCAAAGGGCAGGGCGCCGAGCGCGCCGACCCGGCAAACCTCGACATCAATCTCGCCGTGGCGCTGCCACAGGACGATGGCGGGGTCGTCATTGATTTCGACGGACCGCAGGAAGAACTGGCCGCCCCGCTCGGGTTCGCCGACAATATCACGCCATTGTTCACCGATCAGCGCCTGCAGGCCATCGGCCACGATATCGTGGATCTCGTCAACCAGGATGAGCGCAGCCGCGCCGAATGGAAGAAGACCTACGCCAACGGCCTGAAACTGCTCGGCCTGCAATACGAGCAGCGCACCGAACCGTGGCAGAACGCCTGCGGGGCCTTCCACCCCATGCTGCTTGAGAGCGTCATCCGTTTCAACGCCCAGGCGATGATGGACATCTTTCCCGGCGCCGGCCCGGTCAAGACGGACATCGTCGGCAAGATCACCCCGGAAAAGGAACGCCAGGCCGGGCGCGTGCGCACCGACCTCAACTACCTCGCCACCGAAAAGATCACCGGCTACCGGTCTGAAACGGACATGATGCTGTTCAACCTGCCGCTGGCCGGGACGACGTTCCGCAAGTGGGGGTTCGACCAGCAGCGCCGGGTGCCGTGGGCCGAGTATGTGCTGCCCGAACACGTCGTCATGCCCTATACCGCGTCGAGCCTCGAAAGCTCGCCGCGTTTCGCCGTCATCCTGCCGACCACCCGCAACAAGGTCGAGTCGCAGATGGCCAGCGGGTTCTACCGTACGGTCGAGCTCGGGACGCCGACGCTCAAGAATGACGAGATCACCGAGGCCAAGGACAAGATCGACGGGCGTTCCAATTCCAACACGGCCGATGACAACCTGTTCCGGCTCTATGAAAGCCACATCGACTACTACCTGCCCGAAGACAACACCACCACTGACGCTCTGCCGCACCCTTACATCGTCACGGTGGATTCGACATCGAACAAGGTGCTGTCGATCCGGCGCAATTGGAAAGAAGGCGATACTGCCTTCGAGCGCCAGGTCAGCCTGGTCCAGCACAAGTACATGCCCGGCTTCGGCCCCTATGGTATCGGCCTGATCAATATCCTCGGCGGCCTGACCGAGAGCGCCACGTCCATCCTGCGCCAACTGGTCGACGCCGGGACGCTCAAGAACCTCCCTGCCGGCTACAAGACCAAGCAGGCCCGGGTCAAGGACGACTCGTCACCGATCGGCCCGGGTGAATGGCGCGACGTCGATATCGGCGCCGGCACGCTGCGCGACAGCTTCTTCCCGCTGCCCTATGGCGAGCCATCCGTTGTCCTGCATCAGTTGCTCGGGCAGATCGTCGATGAAGGGCGCCGCATCGGCTCCGTCGCCGACATGAAGATCACCGATATGACCGGCCAGAATATGCCGGTCGGGACGACGCTCGCCATCATCGAGCGCTCGATGAAGGTGATGAGCGCCGTCCAGCAGCGGCTCTACGAGAGCTTCAAGAACGAGTTCAAGGTCTTCGCCGAGATCGTCAAGGACTTCATGTCCGAACTGCCCTACGATTTCGAGGTCGACCAGCGCGACGCAGCGGCGTCCCGCATGACGGACTACGACGACAAGGTCGACATCATCCCGGTGGCCGACCCCAACGCCACGACCATGGCGCAGCGCATCATGGTCATGCAGTCCATCATCCAGCTCACCCAGACCGCGCCGCAAATCTACAACCTGCCCAACGTCCACCGCGACATGATCACGGTGTTGGGCAGCGACAAGGCGGATTTCTATATCCCGCCGCCCGAGGACGTTCTGCCCCGCGACCCGGTGACCGAGAACATGGACATCCTGAACGGACGCCCGGTCAAGGCGGGCCCGGCCCAGGATCATGCCGCCCATATCACGGTACACATGGCCGCCGCCCAGGACCCCAAGATTACCCAGATGCTGACCAACAACCCCAGCGCCCCGGCGATCATGGCGGCGGCCAACGCCCATGTCCTCGAGCACATGGCGTTCCAGTACCGCGACGAGATCGAACAGCAGCTCGGCGTGCCGTTGCCGCCGCCCGGCGAACCGCTGCCCGAAGATGTCGAATACCAGCTCAGCCGCCTGGCCGCCGCAGCCGCCGGCAAGCTGCTCGACAAGAACACTGCCGAAGCGCAGCAGCAGAAGATCCAGGAACAGCTCGAAGACCCGGTCATCCAGAACGAACGGATGAGCCAGGAAAACAAGCGCATGGCCGAAGAGACGCGGCACCTCAAGGTGCTCGGCGAACTCGAAGCCAAGGACAAAGACCGAATTGAGCGCATCCTGACCACTATCTTCAAGGAGATGAGCGAGACCGAACGCTCGACGCTGCAGGCTGAAATCCAGAAGGGCGAGCAGGCCAGCAACGAGCAACTGCGCACCGCCGAAATTGCGTCGGACCTCGGTCAGGGCATGATGGGCAAGGTCGCTGACCTGCTGATCACGCGCATCCGATCCGATGAAACCAGAAAAAGGAACCAACCATGAGCCGTCTTGAACAGGAACTGCGCACCAAACTCGACCAGGCTATCGGAATAATGCTGGCGGGTGCCGCCGCCGACTACGCTGCCTACGCCTCAATCGTGGCGCGCTATCGCGTGCTCAAGGAACTGACCGATTTCGTGGATGAGCTGCGAAAAGAAAACACTTTTGGAGACCCCGACACCGATGACTAGCAACGCTGCAAAGAGCTTTCCCAAGCTCGCAAACCCCCCTGTGACGGCGGCAGGACCACGATCAGATCTCGACAGCGACACCGAAATGGTGATCCTGCCCGACCCGGTCGGACACTTCATGCTGATCGCCCTCCCCACGCTGGCCGAAATGACCGCAGGCGGCATCATCATCCCTCACGCCGTCAACGAACGGGAGCGCGCCGCCTCAGTGGTCGGCACCGTTCTGGCCATGGGCAAGTCCTGCTACAAGGACAAGACCCGGTTTCCTGACGGCCCGTGGTGCAAGGAAGGCGACAAGGTGCTCTTCTCGCGCTACCAGGGCATGCGCTTCAAGTCCAAGGATACGGTGAGCGGCGAGATGGTCGAGTACCGTATGCTGGCCGATGACGCCATTGTCGGCGTGGCGCCGATCGGCGCAGACGTTGGAGGTCTCTGATGGCACGTGAAGGTTTCAAGGCCACTCCGGCCGATCGCCGGCAGATGCACGAAATCGCTGGCAGCGATGATGTCCCCGATCGCGTGACCGTCGACCTCGACGGCGACGATCCTAACGCCTACGAAATCGTGGTGGTCGACGACACTCCCGACGAGGACAAGGGCAAGCCCACCAAATGGGACGGAAAGTCGACCACCGAAGAACCCCCGCTTCAGGGCGTCCACCCCAAGGTGCAAAAGCGCATTGACCGCTTGCGCGCCGAAACGGAGACTGAACGCCGGGCCCGCGAGGCCGCGGAACGGCGCGAGCAGGCCGCTGTGCAATTGGCGCAGCAGCAGGCCGAAGAGCTTACGGATCTGCGGCGGCGGCTCGACACCGGGTCCACGGCGCTAGCTGCGTCAATGAAAGAGCAGCGCGAATCCCGGATTGAAGACGCCAAACGACGGCTTAGCCAGGCGTACGCCGACGGCGATTCCGACGCCATCGCGCAGGCAACGACCGACATGTCCGCCGCTCAGGCGGAGTTAGCGCAGATTGCTTCTCGCACGGCGGCCCGCCCGGCACCGGCGCAGGAACAGGACCGCCAGCCCCAACGGCAGACGCAGGCGGCAGCCCCGCAGCTACCCCCCGATGTCATCGGGTGGATCAGCAAGAACTCAGCGTGGTGGCAGAAAGACGCCGCCAAGACCGACTTCGCCCTGTCACTCGACCGGACCATCCGGGCCAAGGGTGTGCAGCCCGGAACCCCCGGGTATACAGCAGAACTGGACAAAGGAATGGCCGCGGTGTATCCAGAACATCAGCCTTATCGTTCGTCATCTGATGACGATAACGATGACCCTGTTCGCGAGGAGCGCTCCAATCCTCGCCGGACCAACGTCGTTGACAGGGGCGCGCGGGAAGAACCCGCCGGCCAAGGTCAGCGGCGGCAAGTGGAGTTGACGGCTTCCGAGGTAGCTATCGCCAACCGACTTCGGGTGCCGCTCGCCAAATACGCAGCTGAAAAACTGCGGCGAGACCAGAATGGAAAAGGTGGCGCATGATGGAGACCGAGATGAACGATCCCTGGGCCGCTCTTGAAGAGCCATCCACCAGGACCCCCCGGTCCCTCGAAACGCGCGAGAAGACATCTCGACGCGACGGTTGGAAAGAGCCGACAATGTTGCCCGACCCGACGCCACGAGACGGTCTCGTGTTCAAATGGGTACGGGCATCCGCACGCGGAAACGACGACAAGGTCAATGTTGACAAGCGTTTCCGTGAAGGGTGGGACCCGGTTCGCGCCGAAGACCATCCCGAGATCCTCCAGGAATGGCGGATGACGCAGAAGACGGGCATCATCGAGTTCGGTGGGCTTATCCTCTGCTCCATGCCGCAGGAGTATGTCGACCAGCGAAATGCGACTTACCTCAACCGCGCTAAAGTCGAGCTGAATTCCGCCGAAGAGCACTACATGCGCGACAACGACGAGATCATCAAGAAGTTCAAGGAGAACCGTCGAGCGACGGTCTTTGCGGACAAGAGGTCTCGTTAGGCCGCTTTTCCATCAGGAGAAACCCACAATGTCTGCTACCGCCAATCCGTACGGCATGATCCCGGTCCAGAACCAGGGCGCGCAGTACAACTCACAGGGGTTCGAACACGTTCCGATCCTTGACACCTACGCCACGTCCATCTTCTTTGGCGACGTGGTAAAGCTCGGCTCGAACAACACGCTTGAGAAAGACACCGGCACGTCGACCTTGACGCCATACGGTGTGTTCCTCGGCTGCCAGCTGATCTCGCCGACACTCGGCTATTTCCAGACGCAGCAGTTCTGGCCCGGCGGCACCACCACCGGCTACACCACTTACCCGAACTTCCCGATGGGCCTGGTCTCGACCTTCCCGTGGGGCGTTTGGCAGATCCAGGCCGACGGCCCGGTCACCTGGGCCAATGTCGGCGCCAACGCCGCCATCGTCCAGACTGCCGGCAGTGCGCTGCTGGGCAAGAGCCGCAACGCCCTCAACGCGGCGTCGATCAACACCACCGACACCCTGCCGTTGCGCATTGTCGGGCTGGTTGAGTCGCCGACCAATGCTTCGGGCGATGCGTTTACCGATGTGCTTGTGGTCTTCAATCAGACCCAGCAGATCCTCACTGCGACGGGAGTTTAAGAAATGGCTGCTATCTCTCGTGCCCAGTTGCTCCGCGAGCTTATCCCGGGGCTGAACGCAATCTTCGGTATGTCGTACAACGAGTACCCGATGGAGTTCGGTGAAATCTACACCGAGTATTCTTCGGATCGTTCGTTCGAACAGGACCAGAAGGTCACCGGTTTCCAGACTGCACCGGTCAAGCAGGAAGGCTCTGCCACCCTGTTCGACACCGCGCAGGAAGGTTACACCTCGACCTACGTCATGGAGACCATTTCGATGGGCTTCGCGCTGACGCAGGAAGCCTTCGAAGACAACCTCTATGACTCGCTCAGCTCGCGGTACTCCCGTGAACTCGGCCGCGCCATGCGCAACACCAAGGAGATCAAGGCGGTTGTCCCGTTCAACACCGGCTTCACGGCGCTCGCGTCGGGCGGCTATGGTGTCGGCGACGGCGTCCCGCTGTTCTCGACCGCCCACCCCCAGGTGGCCGGCCCTGTCATCTCCAACCGTCCGACTGTCGCCGTCGACCTGAATGAGACCAGCCTTGAAGCTGCGACCATCCAGATCTCCGGCTGGACGGACGATCGTGGTAAGCTGATCCAGGCGCGCGTGCGCAAGATGATCGTTCCCAAGGAATCGATCTACATTGCCACCCGTATCCTTGAAACCCAGCTGCAGACTGGCACGGCGAACAACGACATCAATGCCGTCAAGGCGATGTCAGCGGTGCCGGAAGGGTTCACCACGAACCACTACCTGACTGATCCGGATGCCTGGTTCTTGACCACCGACGTTCCCGAAGGTGCCAAGTACTTCAACCGTATTCCGGTGTCTGAAGATAGTGATGGTGATTTCGATACCGGGAATATTCGGTATCGCCAGCGCGAGCGTTACGCCTTCGGATTCAGTGACTACCTGGCCATATGGGGTTCGCCAGGTGCTTGATATTCCTAGGGTTTCCTAGGATACAACAGGAAAAGGGGCCTCACAAGGGCCCTTTTTTCTTTTAGCAGTTGCGTTGTTTTTGATACTGTGCTATTCAAGTTTCGTTGTATCCTACATCGGAGACTTGAAATGGAATGCGTAGAGTGCGGGCAAGACCGCCCGATCGCCGCGCGCGGCTTGTGCCGCACGTGCTACTCCCGTTGGCAGCGGAACCCTTCCTTTACCCGAGCCGAGACCGCGGACCGCGGTGCGTGCTCCGTTGAGGGTTGCGAAGCCAAGGTTCACGGCCAAGGGCTGTGTTCAAAGCACTTGCTGCGGTTGCGCCGTACAGGCACCACGGCGCCAGGGCGCGCGTACCCCCAGAAAACCAACACCGTTTCGCAGCACGATCTCTACGCGCAGTGGACGGAGTTTCGCCGGGTGAAGAATACCCGCCCGGTGGTGGACCACTGGAAGGAGGATTTCGCAGTCTTTGTGCTGGAGGTTGGTGGCGCGCGACCTTCCAGACGCCATCGGCTCTACCCTATTGATCGGTCCAAACCGATGGGCCCAGGTAACTTTGAGTGGCGGGAAGCGCTGGTCAAGAAGGAGGAAGGTGAGAGTTCGGCCGACTATAATCGCCGCCAGAAGGCAGCGCACAAAAAGATGTACCCAGGCCAGTACAAGGATTCGAACCTGAGACGAAACTTCGGCCCCGACTTTGGGCTCGAACAATACGACGTGCTGTATGCCGAACAGCGCGGCAAGTGCGCGATCTGCGGCAACGTAGAGACCGCTAAGGACATAGCCGGCAACGTCAAGATGCTGGCAGTCGAACATGACCACCGGACGGGCGCCATCCGCAGTCTTGCTTGCCTGTCCTGTAATGCGGTGATTGGCCATGCGGCGGACGACGTCCGTATCCTGCAAGCCGCCATTGAGTATCTGGTCAAGCATAACGCCCAGCCCGGTGAAACTCGTTTCGTGGAGCGCGCCGAATGACCCAACACATCGTCGCCCTGTCCGGCGGTAAGGACTCGACCGCCATGGCGCTGGCGCTCGCCGAGAAAGAGCCACGCGACTACATCTACATCATCACGCCTACCGGCAATGAACTGCCGGAGATGTACGCGCACTGGAAGAAGATCGCCGATCTGCTCGGCAAGCCGCTGACGCCCCTCGTCGCCAACGGCAAGCTGTTCGCCTCGCATACGCTCAAGACGTTGATCATGGAGCAGCGGGCACTGCCCAACCACCGTCAACGCTGGTGTACGCGCATTCTGAAATTGGAGCCGTACTATGAGTGGCTCGCCACCCAGACGCCGTGCGTCTCCTATGTCGGACTGCGCGCCGACGAGGAGAGCCGGACCGGCATGGTGTTCCCGGACGCCGACGGTGTGCAGATGCGGTTCCCGATGAAGGAGTGGGGCTGGACCATCGAGACTGTGCTTGACTTCCTCGCTGAGCGCGGCGTCACCGTGCCGGAGCGTACAGACTGCGCCGTGTGCTTCTGGCAGAAACTCGGCGAGTGGTTCATTCTCTGGCGCGATTACCCCGACATGTACGCCGAGGGCGAGGCGATGGAAGCCTACGTGACGCAGCAGCGGAACACGCCCTATACCTTCCGTTCGCCGGATCGGGATGCGTGGCCAGCCGGACTGGCGGATCTGCGCCGCGAGTTCGAGAAGGGGCGAGTGCCGCAGCGCTCGCTCGACATGATGGACAAACGCCGGTTGTCCGGCACTTGCCGAGTGTGCACGCTATGAGAGAGGAAGTCGTAAAGTCCATCCAGTACGAAATCTTCATGGCCGGTGACATCGCGCAGGCTAAGCAGGTGTGCCGAGAGTACTGCCGGGTTGGGTTGTGTGTCACCATAGAGCCCTGCGATTACATCTACACAGGCGGTGAAGAGGTCGGGTTCCGAATCGGCGTGCGGAATTACCCCCGTTTCCCAAGTACGGATGACGACCTGAAGTGCCATGCCTTCGCACTAGCACCTCGGTTGGCCAACGCCTGTTGCCAGCATTCGTACATGGTGGTCGGCCCCGAAGATACGTGGTGGACAACGAGCCGAGAACAATCGTAACCTGACCGCGCCTCCTTGACAGACAGCACGACAAACGACTCCCGCCCGGCCTCACCGCCGGGCCTTTTCTTTTCCCCTACCCCGGTGTACTCTCGAAGCCCATCGAGACCATCCAACCCCTCTTGGCCGAGCTCGACGGCTGCTGCTGCAACGAGGAGGGGTCGAGCTTTGCAGGAGCGACCATGACTACCTTCGCAGACGGCCTCTTTCAGTACGGCGGCCAGCCCGTCAGTTCTGGCCTTCCCCCCACCCCCGGCAACCTGTACTTCGTCGATTACACCAATGGCGTCGATACGAACTCCGGCTATGGTCGCAACCCGACCAAACCGTGGAAGACGATCGAGTACGCCTACAGCCAGGCGACTTCCGACAACGACGACATCATCTGTCTCCAGGGCAGCGCTACGCACGTGCTCTCGGCCATGCTCACGGTCGCCAAGAACCGCGTGCACTTCGTCGGCGTTGACGGCACCAATGGCCGCCTCTACGGCCAGAACGCCAAGGTCAGCCTGACAGCCACCTCCGGCGCCAGCAACATCGGCACGATGCTCAACACCGGCGTCCGCAATTCGTTCACCAACATCAAGTTCATCAACGCCTCGACGGTGGCCCAGGGCCTCTACTGCGTGGTCGAGGGCGGCGAATACGCGCTCTATCAGAACTGCGAGTTCTACAAGTCCACGGATCTCAACGAGACCACGGCTTCGGAACTTGTGCTCAACGGCGACAGCGCGCAGTTCTTCAACTGCACCATCGGCTCGCTGGCGGACCTGCTGGTCGGCAACATCATCCGTCCCTGCGTCGACCTGACCAAAGAGATTGCCGGCGCCGGCAAGGTGATGCGTGACTGCACCATGACGAACTGCTCGTTCTGGCGCAATCTCGCCGGTACGGCTGGCGTGTTCATCCGCGCTGCCGCTTCGGCGGATGTCGAGCGCCTGCTGATGCTGAACAGCCCAACCTTCGTGGCGGCCAATCTTGGCTCGACCCCGGCGGTGTGCATCAGCTCTGGAGCCACGCTGCTTGATGGCTGGATCGCCGTCAACAACCCGGCAGCTTTCAACGTCACCAAGATCGCTACCGCGACGGGTATCCTCGTCAACGGCGCCGCGCCAAACTCCGGCACTGGTATCGCGGTCAACGCGGCCTAACCCATGGGCGGCCCTTCGGGGCCGCTCTCCTTTCCGAGGAGATGAGCCTTGCCCTATTTTTCGCTCGACATGGACCCGGCCAACACGTCCACCAACGGTATCGCCCAGGCGCAGACCACCGGCGCCGCCGCCAACCTTCTGCTGAACGGCAGCCAGGTCAGCGGCGGAGTGTGGAGCCTGACCAGCGCGGGTTACTCTTCGGGTGTCGGCGGCGCGCGCATCCTGATTGATTCGGCCGGCGATGTCAGTTCGGTTATCTTCACCGTGACTGGCACCGACCAGGACGGTATCGCGCGCACCGAGGCCATCACCGGCGTCACCACGACTGAAGTGGTCTCCACCACGTTCTGGAAGACGATCAGCCAGATTGCCGCCAGCGCAGCCGTGGCGTCCAACGTTAACGTCGGTACCACCAGCCAGATCGTGTCCAAGACCCTGCCGCTCAACTGGCGCAACAACTGGCCCGCGACCTTCGTGGTCGGCGGCGTCACCGGTACGCTGCAGTACGACATCGAGGAAACCTCTTCCGAGCTCACGGCCAGCACTGACCCTTCGACGCTGGTCTGGGGCGTGTCGCAGTCGAACAAGACCGCGGACCTGACAGGCTCGCTGCTCAACTACTCGACGGCGGCGCGGCTGCGCTTTGACAGCTACTCGTCAGGGGCCGAGCTGCAGCTGGCGCTGCGGCAGAACGATTACCGGTAGGAGACCGTCATCACCACCTCGGGGACCACAGACTTCCAGCTCAACATGATCGAAGCCATCGAAGAGGCTTTCGAGCGCTGCGAGCTGGAAAGCCGTTCAGGCTACGATATGCGTACGGCCCGCCGCAGCATCAACTTGATGATGCTCGAATGGGCCAACCGCGGCTTGAACATGTGGACCTATGAAGAGCGCACGCAGCTCCTGACTTACGGTGTCAGCGAATATAGCCTCGGCGCGGATCTGGTCGATGTGCTCGAGCAGGTGGTGCAGTTGCCGCCCGGCAGCACCGGCCAGCAGTTGAGCCGCTACAACATGACGCGCGTCTCGATCAGCACCCAGGCCACGCGCACCAACCCAACGGTCACCGGCCGTCCGGTCGAGGTCTATTACAACCGTGGCACTGCCGGCGTCACGGCGCACGTCTGGCCGCTGCCCGGTACCAACGGTCCCTATACGCTGGTCTATTGGGTGCTGCGCCGGATCGAGGACGCCGGGGCGTTCACCAACACCGGCGATTTCCCGTTCCGCTTCCTGCCCGTGTTTGTGGCCGGGCTTGCCTACTACCTCGCGCAGAAGAAGCGGCGCGATCTCGTGCAAGTTCTCAAGGATGAGTACGACGAGGCGTGGGCTAATGCTGCCGGGGAGGACCGGGAAAAAGCCACGCTGCGCCTGGTGCCGCGCAGCTCTTCGTACAGGATCATGTGATGCCATCGGGCGGCGGAACAACCCAATCAAGCACCAGACCGCCATGGGCCCTCGGGCTCTGTGATCGCTGCGGTTTTGCTTTCAAGCTCAACCAGCTGCATAAAGAAATTTATGACGAACGCGAAAATGGCCTCCTTTGCTGCAGCGTTTGCTTGGATATTGATAACCCCCAGCTTCAGCTCGGGCGCATGAAGGTGGACGACCCACAAAGTTTGTTTGACCCCAGACCCGATACCGGCGTGCCAGGCTCCACGGGCCTGTTCGGCTGGCTGCCGATTTCGAACCCCCTGACGAATATCCAATGCCAAGTTGGCAACATCACCGTTCTCGTAGTATGACATAGCAACAGTCAGGAGACCGCTCCATGAAACCGATCAAGAAAATCGTCGTCCCCAACAAGATGACCGCCAGCGCCGCCGGCGGCCTTGGCCGCCTCGAGAAGAGCGCAATGGCTCCCAAGGCGGGGAGCAAGAAGCTCAAATGACCATGCAGACACGCGGCTTCGGCGCCGCCCGCAAGCCCGCCCCGGACAAGCCCATCGACCCCTACTGCATCAGCCCGCAGTTGGCGCCCTCGACCCTCACGCCTGAGGCCAAGAAGACCTTCGCGCACTCTGAGGATTACCATGCCGGGCGCGGAAAAGGCGGCGCTCGGAAGTGACCACTCTCGCGACATTGACGGCAAACGTCATCAGCTACACGACCAATGACGACGCTGCCTTTGCCGCGATGATTCCGACGTTCATCCAGAACACGGAAGAGCAAATATTTTTTACAGTACAAGCGCCGTTTTTTAGAGCGGCGTCCACCGGGACCCTGACCAGCGGCAATCCGTACCTGACACTGCCCACCGGCTTCCTAGCCGCCAGCAGCCTGTCGATTGACGCTGGCGCTGAAGGGTGGAAGTTCCTGCTCAACAAGGATGTCGAGTACATCCGCGAGGTCTATCCGGTGCAGTCGGCCACCGGTGAGCCGTTCGTTTACGCGCAGTTCGACGCCGACCCCGACAACACCACTATCATCATCGGGCCTACCCCCGATGACGATTACACCGGGCAGCTCAATCACTTTTTCAAGCCGCAGTCGCTCGTCAACGTCCCGACGGGCACGTGGCTTTCGGTCAACGCCTACAAGGCGCTGCTCTACGGCACCCTGCTCGAGTCCAGCAATTGGATGAAGCGCAACGGCGGCATTGACAACATGGCCGACACCTATAACCAGGAGTTCCTGATCGGCCTCCAGGGCCTCAAGAACCTCGGCGAATCGCGCGACCGCAAGGACACTTATCGCAGCGGCGAAAAGAGAAAGCCGGAGGCAGCATGAGCCTTTCTGTCAACACTGGCCCTGAGGTAGGTTTTGTCGAGACCATCGTCACCAGCGGGCGCGGGTTAAATCCCGACGAGTTGACGCGCATGATCATGCCGAAGCTGATCTACATCGGCCCCGACGTACCGGCGGATATCCGCGCCGCCGCCGAGGCGCAGCAGGAACGCATGGCGGCGCTGGTTCGGCATTATTTTGCGCAGGCGCAGACAAGCCAGAACACGACGGTGTATACCATTCTCAAGGATGCGGGCCATGACGAGGCCGCCGAACTGGTAAGGAAACTCTGATGGCCATCACCCAAGCCCTCTGTACTTCGTTTAAAGTCGAGCTCATGCAGGCGCTGCATGACTTCACGAACGGCACGGGCAACAGCTTCAAGCTGGCCCTGTTCCGCGCCCAGGCGTCCATCGTCGGTACGTTCGGGGCGGGCACCACCAACTATTCCGACATGGGCGCCGACGAAGCTTCCGGCACCAACTACACGGCTGGCGGGTCGGCTTTGACCAACGTTACCCCGACCAGTTCCGGTACCACGGCGTTCACTGACTTCGCGGATCTGGTGTTCTCCAACGTCACTATCACCACCTCGGGCTGCCTGATCTACAACGACACCAACGCCGATCGCGCCGTGGCTGTGTTTAATTTCGGCGGCGACAAGACGGCGACCGCCGGCGACATGACCATCATCTTCCCGACCGCCGACGCCAGCAACGCCATCATCCGGCTCGTTTGATAGCAGGAGGCGACCATGGC